ATGGCAAAACGCGTTTACTGTCTGTATCGTGTCTCCACGAAACAGCAGGTTGAAAAGGACGATATTCCCATGCAAAAGCAGCGGTGCCACGAATTTGTCGCTGACAAGGACGACTGGGAAATTGTCAAAGAATTCAGTGAAAAAGGTGTCTCTGGTTTCAAAGTCTCCGCAAAAGACCGCGACGCGATTCAGGAAATCCAAAAGGACGCTGCAATAGGTAAATTTGATATTCTTCTTGTATTCATGTTTGACCGTCTGGGCCGCAAGGAGGATGAAACGCCGTTTGTCGTAGAGTGGTTTGCAAAAAATGGGATTGAGGTCTGGAGCGCGGAGGAAGGCCAGCAGCGTTTTGACAACCATGTGGATAAACTGCTGAATTACATACGGTACTGGCAGGCATCCGGTGAGAGCATCAAAACGTCGATCCGAACCAAAACCCGCCTTGCCCAGATCGTCCAGGAAGGACGGTTTCGCGGTGGCTGCGCGCCATACGGGTACAAGCTCGTAAAGAACGGACGTACTGGGAAGAAGAACCGTGAGTTATACGACATTGCCGTAGAGCCGACAGAAGCGGTGACGGTTCAGAAGATCTTTGAACTCTCAGATCGATATGGATACGGCGGCAGAAAAATCTCCTCCAGCTTGGCGGAGGAAGGGATCGTCAATATGCGCACAGGCGAGCCCTTCCACTACTCTTCCATCCAAAACATTTTGAGAAATATCATGTACGTCGGAATCCTACGCAGCGGAGAGACGCAGTCCGAAATTTTTTCAGAACTGCAGATCGTGGAACCGGAGCAGTTTCAGAGAGTGGAAAAAGCCCGTGAACAGCGCAGCGCCGAGTACGAAGAAAAATGTGCTGCGGCAGCGCAAACGGTGGAATTGGCAGACGGTGAGGAAATTGAGGTGTCACGTCCCGACAGAATGTGTCCGCGGCGAAATGTCGGCAGGACATTGCTTTCCGGAAATGTTTATTGCGGTCACTGCGGTGGCCGCATTTTTGCGTCCACCGCTCGTAAAAGCCATCATGCCATGAACGGCGAGGTACGGGAGCGAATTCCCATCTACAAATGCTACAATCGAACGCAGCATAGAGACCTGTGCGACGGCCCTTCTACCTATCGCGCAGAAAAGGTGGATCAGGTGGTAGATTCCATTTTGTCAGGCATTTTCTTCCGTGCCAAAGACGTGAAAGAAAGTGAATTGCTGAAGCGGCAGATCACCTCAACGACCACCACATACCAAAAGCAGCTTAAAGCGGTCAAAGCTGAGTATGTTAAGAGCAGCAAGGAGCTTTCCAAATGGGAAGGCCTGATGCTGGATTCCATCGAAGGCACCTGCGTATTTACGCCGGAGCAGGTCAAAAAGCGTATGGACGTCGTACAGCAGAGCGTCAACGATCTGTCTGCAAAAATTGAAGATTTGCAGAATAAAGCGACTGAAACCGCAGAGTTGACCGAGGAGATCAAGGCGGAACATCAGCGGCTCCTCTCCTGGGCGGAAGTTTATGACGGCGCTTCGCTGGAGGAGAAAAAGATGGTGGCGTCCTATCTGATCAAGGCCGTCACCATAAGCCAAAACTATGGTATCCGGATTGATTTTAACATTACCGAGGCGCAGTATCTCAGCGGGATGGAAATGGGATGATGATATTTGTGTGGCTGTGTGGCCCGGAAAACTAAAAACCTTAGAAAACAGTAGATTAATCTCCAAAATAATGTTAAACTAAAAATTAAGTTAGTATGTCTATCAGTAGTGATAATCATGTGCTCAAGTCGAAAGGTGGATTAGCCATGGCAACCGCAGAACAAATAAAAACGCTAATCAAAGCGCATTATGATGGGAACGATGAACAGTTTAAAACAGCTGTTCTTCAGATTGCTGCAAACGAAGCAAAACTGGGACATACAAAATTGGCACGTGATTTTAAAGAATTGGCATTGAACGGAAAAGGGAAAAAAGCAAATATAATTAAGCTCAATAATGCTAATTCGATGTTTTTAGTTACAACCCCGAATGTGAGAATAAACGATTTGGTGGTCTCTGATGATTTAAGAGCTCGTATTGACAGAATTCTTAATGAGTTTATACAACGTGGAAAATTAAATAAATTCGGCTTTGTAAATCGTCGTAAAATTCTTTTGGAAGGCGCTCCTGGTACAGGGAAAACAATGACCGCAAGTGTCATTGCTTCAGAGTTGAATCTCCCATTGTATACAATTCAAATGGATAAGTTAATGACAAAGTACATGGGTGAGACCAGCGCCAAGCTGCGGCAAATTTTTGATAGTATAGAGGAATCAACCGGCGTCTATTTCTTTGATGAGTTTGATGCTATTGGAGCGGATAGAAACCTTGATAATGAGGTCGGAGAAATTAGACGTGTATTGAACTCATTTTTACAATTTATCGAGCAAGATTGTTCAGATAGCATTATTATTGCGGCAACAAATAATCGCAAAATATTAGATCAAGCCCTTTTTAGACGTTTTGATGACGTTCTACACTATGAACTCCCAGACATAAAAGCAATTAATCATTTGCTGGAGATTAAACTGAGCAACTATGCAACGCCTGAAGCCCTCGACGATTCAGTAATTCAGATAGCAACAGGGCTGAGTCAAGCGGATATCGCGCACGCATGTGACGATGCACTTAAAGAAGCTATTTTGTCTGGGAAAAGGGTCGATAAGAGCTTGCTACAAGAAGCATTGACTGATCGTCATTCTGCCTACAAAGGCAAGGAGGCATAAGATATGAGCATGTACCGCAATATTTTTTTAAAAGACACTGCTGAATTAATTCCATATAGATCTGGAAAACGTGTGATTAATGCAGGTGAGCTTCCACAAAGAGATCGCCGCTCACATGGTGAATGGTTAATTAGGCAGTTTAATATTGCGCGTACGGAATCTAAATCATATACACCTTCAATGGTAGCAGCCATAAAAGCAAAGCAAGGGATGTATGTTGAATTTACAGGGAGAGAAGGCTTTGACCTTGTAACGAAGGGGCTTGAGAACATTCGATCCCATATAAGGTTGTTAAATGTCCGGTCAGAGGAGAATTCTGCAACTATTTACATCCCAGAGGGAAAAGAATCATTAGTTATCAAAAAAATCTCGAGCTATGTTGAAGAAAATACGAAGAACGGTGATCCCAAAAATAACGCGCTAATCGCAAGCATTGAACAGATTAAGGCAGCAACAATTGAGGCATTTTGGATTGGAGACAAAACGGAGATACCCAAGGAAATTGCAGTATGGTGTGAAGTGTGGCTTCGAACCGAGGACAATAATGACATTGCTGTAAGAAATGCCTTTTTTAGTCTGTGTGATGAGTTAAAAATAGAACACAAAAATGAATATATAGAATTTCCAGAACGAAATGTAGTTTTGGCAAAGGTAAACTATCAAAATCTTCAAGATATTATTGGCGTAAGTGATAGTCTTGCCGAGCTTCGAATAGCCCCTGAAAGTGCGACATCTTTTATAAATATGCCTCCGCAGGAAGATGGCGATTGGGTAGAAGATTTGAAAACCCGCCTGACTATACGGGATTCGAACAGCGCAGTTTGCATATTAGATACAGGAATTGCTTTCGCACACCCTTTGTTGGAGCAGTCCATATCTGAAACAGATGCACAAGCTGTCGTGCCGACATGGGGCGTTGCGGATCACGAGGGCCATGGAACAGGCATGGCTGGCATCGCATTGTACAACGATTTGCAAAAAGCCTTAGAGTCTGCTAATAAGGTCTTGTTAACTCACTCCTTGGAATCCGTGAAGATTTTGCCGCCAAAAGGCGCGAATCAGGAAGAACTGTACGGCGCCATTACGCAACAAGGTACTTTGCTGGCGGAAATTGATCATCCTGGCCGTAATCGAGTCTTCTGCATGGCAATTACAGCAGACGATAAGGCCAAAGATGGTCGTCCCTCCTCTTGGTCGGGTGCTATTGACAGTTTAGCATCAGGCGCAGAGGATGGGACGCACAGGCTGATGCTTGTGTCTGCCGGAAATATTGAATCAAGCAATTTACAAAGCCTTGGATACCCCACGGCGAATACTCTTTTTTCTGTTGAAAATCCTGGACAAGCGTGGAATGCAATTACCATCGGAGCTTATGCAAATATTGTACAGACAAAGATCCCAAATTACCATGCAGTAGCCGATGTAGGAGATTTATCTCCACATAGCACCACATCTCTTCTTTGGCAGTCCAAATGGCCAATTAAGCCGGATATTCTTTGCGCTGGTGGAAACATGGCAACGGATGGAACATTTTACACAGATTGCGATGATCTTTCCTTACTTACTTTAAATCGTGATTTTGTTCATCATGCTTTCGAAACTTCTCGTGCAACGAGTGCAGCAACCGCTCAAGCTGCTTGGATGGCCGCAAAAATACAAGCGCAATACCCTGACTTGTGGCCTGAGACAATTCGAGCTCTGCTGATTCATTCCGCTCAGTGGACAGACAAAATGGTTACAATGTTCAATCGCGATGGGAAGAAAACCACAGGATTAAGGCAGCTCTTTCGAATGTGTGGCTATGGGATTCCCAATCTTAAAAAAGCTTTGCATTGTGTTGATAATAGTGTCAATATGATCATTCAGGGTGAATTACAGCCATATCAAAAGCTCCCCGATAGATGTGCAATGAACGAAATGCATCTTCACTCTGTTCCTTGGCCGTGTGATTTACTTCAAGAACTCGGTGATACCCCTGTAACAATGCGAATTACCCTGTCCTATTTTATTGAACCAGGCCCTGGAGAAGTGGGCTGGAAGGATAAGTATCGGTATCCATCTTGCGGCCTTCGCTTCGATGTAAATAAACCAGGTGAATTAAAGGGCGAGTTTATTCGGCGGGTTAACGTCGCAATGCGAGATGAAGAAGATGGCTCGGATTCAAGTAATGATGGTGGAAGCAATCGATGGATACTTGGCAAAGGGTTACGCGATGTTGGTTCTATTCATTCTGATTCTTGGACCGGTACAGCAGCAGATCTATGTCAAAGCCACTACATTGCTGTTTATCCCACTATTGGGTGGTGGAGACAGCGTGCAAATCTAAAAATGTATAGCAAACATGTACGCTATGCTTTAGTAGTATCTATATCTACACCATCGTCTGATATTGATCTTTACACACCTATAGTAACGCAGATTAAAATTCCGATTGAAATTTACAGTGAATAAAGTGAAATCCATATATATTCTATCAATTCAAAAGATGCGAACCGCGCGCGTTACTTCCGCTGCGTGGTTCGCATCCCCACCCTAAATTCAGGCAATTTTTAAGCGAGGGACAAGGGCCCGCTTTGCGGGCCGTTCGGGAGAGCGTACGGTTCGCATCCGTAAGGTCGAGAGTTCGATCCTCTTCGTCTCCACCATTGGACGCATATCCGAACTTTTTGTGTTCGGTATGGTTTTCGTCCAAACCAAAATCCACCCTTTACCTTGATCGGTAGAGGGTGGATTTCTTTTAGTCTTCGCCGGTGAAGCCGTTGGCCTTGGCACATTCCAAGGCTCGAAGCACAAGCTCGTCCTGAACAAGTTGCTTCTCGTAGTCTCTCACAAGCCAATCCTTGATACCGGCGTGGCGTTCAAGGTGAACTCGGTCGTTGACAACTTTGCCGACATATACCGAGATCACATCATCAATGCTCATGCGCCGATCTTCTGAGCCAGACGATGCAGGAAAACAGCCATCTGCTCACGAGTGCAGAAAGCCTTGTACATTTTATTGCCGTTTGTGTCACCGGCAATGATACCTTCACCCTCTGCCCAATTACGAGAGTCTGCGCTCCAATCAGACGGCTCCTTGGTTTCCTGCTGCGTCAAATATACGTCCATCATCTGGTTAAACTGTTCCTGAGTCATTTCCTCTTCTCCTTCCAATCTTTTATTCACTTCTTCGGCAATCTGTCCGTGACGGCTATACAGCCACTCACCAGGGCAAGCCTTGTTTGCAAACCATCTGTGTACGGTCATGTTCTGCTGACCCACCTGGCCGATCAGGGACTTGTCCGCTTTCCACAACAGCTTTTTGATGTTGTTCCGCTGACAAATATCGGTCAGAAGATCAATGAGTGCGGCATACGCTTTGTCATTGACCTCTGTTCCGCTTGTATTGCTGGCTACCTCAATGGTGATTGCCCGATTGTCATTTGAGCGAGACGAGGTACACCAAGAACGGTTTGCTTCATCAACCACGAGAGCAATACTTCCATCACCGCCGATAGCGTAATTGCAAGACGCTCCGTTTTCAGCGTCATAGACGGTAAAACGTGACAAATCAGCAATTTGCTTTGCGCTGTTGTTTTTATTTCCTGCGGTACAATGAATTGAAACTGTGTCTATTGCATGGTTTCTCGGCTTACCGCAGTTCGGTGACAGGTTTGTATAACCCGCGAGAGAACTGTTGCTCATGAGTTAATCCCCCTCCGTGGTAGTCGTGCCGGTTTCGGTGATCGTTGTCACAGCGTCCTGAGTAGTCTCCACGGCGGTTTTAACGCTTGCCGCATCAATCTTACCCTCGGTGATGATGTACGTCACAACGCTGATAATAGCGGTCACAGCACCGGCAACCGTGCTGATCTCAGATGTGCTTGCACCCAAAGCCATTGCGATACCGGTAGCAACACCGGCGATTGCCAACCACAGCTTGCGGCTGGTCAGTTTGCGAATAATATTACTCATTGAAATACTCCTTCCTTGGTGAATTTAGTGACCCATTTCTTAAAATCACCATAAACTCTCTTATAGAACGCTCTCTATAGAGGACTTTATAGCAAAAAGCTAAAATGAGTCACTAAACTCACTAAAACCCCTAATTATAATTAGTTCAATCGCAGTCCACATTTGTATTAACTGCCGTGTCGTAGACAATGCCACCCTTGGTGTTCTCGGCCTTGGACTTGGAATAGTACATTGCCTGAGATACGCCATACGCTGTCCATGCGCCGGTCAGTGTCACGGTCAACCATGGGAGACTGCCGGTATAACCCTTCGTGACACAGAGGTAAGCGAGTCCTATGAAACTGATAGACAAAATCCAAATCAATATTGACTCCTGAACGAGAAGTGTTTTTGAAAAGGCTGTCTTTGCCGGTTTCATGACGCTTCCTCCAAATCCTTAATCCGGTTGTTTGCTACTTTCACCTTCTCGTCAATGACGGCAAAATCCTGTTCCAGTTTGTAGGTACGCTCGATAACGCAATTGTGCTTGGCAACTTTTTTCTCCAACTCTTCCAACCGATAGGCAATTAGAGCTGTAGATTTCCGATTTGCGAAGTAAGTACCACTCATGCTCCCGATCAGTGCAAGAACCGCAACGATAATTTCACTTTGCATTTTTGCCCTCCATTACACCATTTCGTTGATGATGTCCGCAACGATGGTGCGGAGATTGAATAGATTGGGAACCTGATCGACTGTGAATACTCCGCAAAGAACCAGACTTACCCATGTCTTGACTAACCCGCTATTTTTTGTGAAAGTCATGCCGTTTCACCTCCTTCCAGAACAGAAGCAACCACCTCATGGAGATTGCTGAGGTTAGGAACCTGATCGAGTGTATACGCTCCCTGCTGAATGAGCTTGACCCATGTTTTTACAAGTCCGCTGTTTTCGTTAAACATATCTCTTTACCTCCCAAAGTTATTAAGCCGTGGTTAAACCATTGGCGATTAAGATAGACAATTCTGCCAAAGCGGTTTCCATTTGAAGCTGCTGCTCTTCCTGAGCCGCTTTCTGTTCTGCCTGATAAGCGGTTTCGCTGATCTCACCCAAGGCAACGGTTTCGGCACCGTCAATTTCAGGTTTTCCGGCAACGTGATATACTGTACCGTCTACCACAATACCGTGAGCTTCGTTCTCATTGCAGAGGGCATAGCAGCCGTTGTTCTGTGTTTTCACCCAAGAAGGGGTAGTGACCACCGCTAAAACAGAATCATCTTTGAAAATCTTATACATGATTTTTCCAACCTTTCTTGTTCGGATAGAAACCGAACAGTGAATTGAAATATTGATTTGTACTTTCGATCACTCGGAAACTGTTTCCTCGTTTCATGTGACCTAAATAACTGTCGTAGGAACTGCGAATGTCCTGCATGGTGAAAGTTCCGTCCATATACCATTTGTGGAACTTCCGTAATTTCTTGCGAATGATAAGGGTAGAGTCAGGGTTCATTTTCAGTACGATCTTTCCGTTCGGGGTTACAATAAACTTGGTCTTCAACCAACGGTAGAAATCTTCCAAGGGAACAATCACCGTCTTTTTGCGATTCAGAGTCAGGCCAATTTTATTACAGATCAGCTCGATACAATCAAGGCACAAGTACAGGTAATCAATGTCTTCGTGAATGGCATAACCATCATCCATGTACCGCCCATATCCTTTGATACGAAGAACTTCTTTGCAGTAGTGGTCAAGTGGACTCGGCAGCAGAAGCGCATTGGTCTGAGAAACCTGACTGCCAAGGCCAAGACCGATTTCACCAAAATCTTGAATGAAACTGTCTGCAACCTTTCGTGTGCGTGGGTCATGCAGTCTTCGTATCGACTCTTGAAGCAAAGGCTCATGGGGTGCAGAATCGAAAAAGCTGTGAAAATCGTAAAGCAAAATACCACCGGTCAAACCATGCTTGCGATAATGTTTCTGCAAATGGCAGATCATACGCCGAATGGCAAAGTCCATGCCACGATGCTTCAAACTGGCTGAGTTATCATAAATGAACGATGCAGAGTAGATAGGAACAACACAGTAATCGCATAAGCATTTCTGAACAGCTCTTTCCGTGATGTGAACTGACCGGATATGCCGTTTCTTTCCTCGCTCCATGATGTCAAACTCATGAAACCCACGATGTACGAATTTGCCGTTTTGCAATGATCGGTGAAGCTTTGCTGTGTTTGGGATGATGCTGTCAATATACCGCTGAGTCGAGTTTTTCCAGTAGACACCTGTGCAGCATTTCTTCCCTGCAAGATATAAATGTCTGAACGAAAAGACTTCTTCAAAATCGCCATAGCTCATACTTCTCTTTTCACGAGCCACATCACGCTTGGCTTTTCTACGTTGGTACCGAGCTTCCTTTCGTTCTTCGCTTGTCATAATTTTATCCTCCGTACAGTCTTATTGTTGGGTACGGCTTCTAACTGCGTAGCAATTCCAGCCATGAAATGAGCTACCGTACTGTCGCTCACCATGCAAGCAGCGTCCGGCTGATCGCATCGAAGGATTGTTTTAGCCTTTCGGCAGGGTACAAGTCCTCCTTCCGTAAGAGGTACTGATTTCACCCAAAGGGGTTACTACGACTGACCTATCGTTGTTACGGAATCCGAAGGAGACACCATTCGAGTTGCTGGCGTTGTTATTGTTAGCGTTGCCGTTGCTGTTGACATTACAGAAGTTGGTAGTGTTGCTGCCGTTCGGAGAACGCTCCCACCAGTTGTTCGCAGAGCAACAAAACAGGACTTGACCCAATGTTCTCCTTATTCCGAACGGTTGAAATAGTTCACCGGAAGGTCTTTGAACCGTTCATTGTCAGACTTTTTGATCTTGGAAATAAGCTGTGCTTCGTCTATGATGTATTCCCCGAAGACCTTCATTGCGTTGTCAATCCATGGGCAGTTTTCAGGATTTTGAAGAATTGCATCATAGAGCAAAGTCAGCTTGGGACTGAGATTTTGGAGAGCAATGTTAGCGTTGAGCAAGTGATCTCTCCGCATCTGAGCTTCGTGCTGATCTCTCGGAAAGATGTTGTTTGCTGCTCTGACTTCTTCATGAACGGTAGAAGCCAACTCGAAAATCCGAGAGGTCAACAACGGCATATACCGTTTCGGAGCTTTGGTGCAAATCGAAAACACATGAATTTCTAACTTCCTTGCTGTTTCAACGAACTGCATGGAACTTTCTCCACGCATGGACTTGACAACGGACATATTATTACTCTCCTACGCACCCCATTGAGGGGTGCGATTTATTTGATACAGGATTAAACGCAGAAGCCGAAGGAGACACCAAACGAGTAGCTGGCGGAGTTACCGGAAGCGTCGCCGTTGCTGTTGACACCACAGAAGGAGGTAGGGTTGCTGCCGTACGGAGAACGCTCCCACCAGTAGTACGCAGAGCCATTTACCGTTTTGATCTTACTGTTTCCGGCCTTGTAGTAATCGTACTGTGTACCTTCACCGGCCTTGGAATAAGTAACGGCTCCGAAAACCTCAATCTCGGACAACAGGAACAGTTTATCAGCAGTCGTATTGATCGTTGAAGACTGAGAGCCAGCCGATGTGAGCTTGTTTACCTGTTTGATAGCACTCTGCAAGATGGACGGAAGCTGAGTCAGGAGTGTTGCCATCGTAGTTCCTCTCATGACGCTGCTTGTCCAACCTCCACTGTTAGTATCAGAACTGTTCATGGGATAGGTCGTAGCAAGGCAATTCTGCAACTGGAATGTGATACCGGCCTTGCCACCGGCAGTCTTGGTGTCATGGTCAAAACCGAGAATGACCGCCGTATAGGTGACGCTGTTTACAGTCAGAGTTTTGGTATCTCCGACATTCCACAGCATCGAAGCTAATCCTGCTTCGGACACGGACGCTACGACAGACCAACTCAAACTTTCGAGAGAAGCTAAAGCGGTATAGAAAACAGCGATAGCATCAATCGTGAATGTCTTTGTGACGGTAGAACCGCCAATCGTTGCACTCAGCGTCCAATTTCCAAAAGCTGCCGGATATAGAATCGCCCATCCATCAGAACCCGCCGTTGCGGTTAAGGTTTTTGTGCCAAAGGTTGCCGTTACAACAATGCCGCTTCCCGCCAGCACATGAAGCTCTGCCGGTTGAGTTTTCTGAGAAAGGGCATAAATCGCATTGTTTACCGTGGGGTCAGTCTGCGACAATTCCAAGGCCGTTTTCGTGGTATCGTCCAGAAGATTGTTTTTGTTCTGAGCGGTACCGATTACGTCACAGCCGATGTTGTCACCGGTTGTCGCAGTATTCAGAGCAATGTCCAAATACGCTTCACCGGCAAGAAGCTGAGTGCGCCACGCATCGAACGTGGACGGCATATCACTCGGAGCCATAATGACTCTTGACTTACCGTTTCCCTTGATTACTGTGTCTTTCATTTCATATCCTCCTTATTCTCCGCAGTAGTACATACCAGCGTAAGCGAAAGTCACGGTTGCCCTGCTGATACGATCATCAATCACAGCAAGCAACTCTTCAATATCGTTGGCAGTCTCGTAGGTCATAGAGTCCAACGATATAGGAACCGCTGGCGCATCATCTGGCAATGAGAGCTTCGCTCGTAGCTTGGTCAGATTGGTAAGAAGAGCTGAGATTTGAGATTGCGTGGGAACGTCACCCATGACCCAATCTGTTTTCGGAACAATGGTGTCATCATAGATCGCCAGCTCTTCCATGCGTTCAACCAGATAAGCGATTGCTTCTCCTATACGGTTCAGGTCTGTGTAATTGTAAGCACCCTTCATACCGGCAAGGTATTCTGCCAATTCCTCAGCGGTAAGGCTCGAAAGTCCTTCCGTGAGGATTTTGGTTTTCAATGTAAATACACGGTCTACATCGGCTTGGGTGCGGTCATAAATCAGAGTGTCAATGACTGTACTCATATCAATCCTTTCACCTTCATCTTTCCGCTCAGAGAGCCGTTGAATGTGATCTCGTCCACCAAGATCAATGCGTCCATTTCATCGGTATACTGAGTCTGTAAACCGATAATGTCACCCACTTCCATTTCGGGGTTTCCACGGTAAGCTGCTTCGTAGGTATTACGCATCTGCAAATAGGTAATCACATGAGAAGCGAGAGCTGTACACATCGTTTCATCAGTGATAAGGGGATTTTCCTCCTTGTCGATCTCGCCGCTCGTACTCACTGGATAGGAAACGACCACTGAGTTTTCTGACAGCGATTTTCCGGTAATAACAACGGTCTTAGTGCCGGAGGATAACACCAAGTCTGCTGCTCTGGCGAAGATTTCAGAAGAAACCAGTGTGCCGCCAGTTACCGAAATTTGAACATCTTGTGCAAGACCAGAGAACTCAACATGAAGCTGAGTCTCAGTGGTCGTTCCCTCAAATAGAGTCTGAGCGTCACTGTCTGCTGCGTAAGAATATCGAGCAACAGTAACCGTTTTGAGCTGGTCAATCTTCGAGAGTGTCTGACCGTTCTGAGAAATGGAAGAGAAGTCCAATGTGAAATCGGTTTCTCTATAATAGACCTTTCCAATACGCATTTTTCGATAAGGAAGACCACCATACATCGTGACTTCGATTTTGGTACAGTCAACGGCAAGGTTGCTATTCACAAAAACCTCTGCCGAAGTAATGCCGGTGACAGTCTGCGTATCGAGAAGATCAGTTCCGTTGTAATATTTCACCTGAATAGAAGTGGGGTACTCGTCCAACGGAGTATCGAAACGAATTGCCAAAACAGGCAGATCATGAGAAACATCGAAGGTTTTTGTGAACACAGGATTAGTTGTAAAAGTTCCGCTACTGCCTGTCATTTCATCACTGACATAACCTCTACCGGAAGGGTTCGTATCAGCAATGATGATTTGATTTCCACCATCCAATGTCCACCGGTTCAATTCTAAGGTAGCATAGGTGTTTCCAACGGTGTTGCCCTTGTCCACGGTTTCCCACTCGCTGAACCACTCGTGACCGTTATCGTCCCAAGTACCGCTATAAATACCGATCACTGTAACCCCGAAAGGTTTAATGTGAATGATATTGTCATCGTCAGTGAAAAGGCGGCAGCGGCAAGCGTGAGCGATTAGCTGTAGGCAATTCATGTGAGTCCCAATGGGTAAAACTGCGGTGGTGTACATAGCTGCCAGAGAATCATCAATTTCCCACGGATTTGTGCCTAATTCCGTTGGAGTCAGATCAGCGTCTTCCAGTACCTCTACTGCCATGTCATAGAAACTCTTGGAGCCAAGCTTGCTCTTATAGAAAGTTCCGGTAAGACTGCCAATCAAACCTGTAGCGTTGAAAGTGGCCTGATTATTTTTCGCCGTAGGTTTTGCGTTCAGAACATACTTGTCTGGTTTAAGCCACTCAATCGTACCGTCAGGTAGTTCATAACCAAATTGGATTGATACCGGAGAATGACCATCCACATAGGTATAAACACCAGAAGGATTATCAGGGTCATAATTGTGTTCATAATCCAGAATGGTAAATTGTATGGTTTCTGTCGGAAGTCTACGGCTGAGAGGGTCAACATCGTGAGATTGTTTTGTGCTGATAACATTTCCGTTGACAAACACTTTTGTTACACCGTAAAGAACCTTTTGCAGTCGAGGTTTACGGTACGGAAGGGTTGAACCAAAGCTGATTGATACTTTGTCAATATTGGACGCTTTAGTATTGATAACCGCTTCTGTTCCTGTGACTTCAACAACCTGAGTGTCTTTCACGGTTCCATCTTGATAAAACTCGGCTGTAACCGTGACAGGCCATTCGTTTTCACGAGTATCGAAAGTCAACGTCAATCCTGCAAAATTGTGTTCGGAAGTAAATTCCCTTGTCATGAGAGCCGAAGTATCGAAATTACCGTTCGCATCACTCATGATACTGGAAACAAAACCGTCCAGCTTTTCAACAGGGGGAACGATTATGGTATTTCCGTCTAACGCCCAACGGTTTAGTTCGAGAGCGGCGTAGGTATTGCCGTAATCGTAATCATAGTCAATAGTGCTGAACTCAGAATAGCTCTGCTCACCATTACTCACCCACTCACCATCGGAAGGAGCGGTAGTATCGACATTGCTAAATGCAATTTTGATGTAAGAGCGGTTGCGGAGCATAGCTTTCATGCTCAGTTTGTAAGCGTTGCTTACAGATTTCATGCTCCACCTCCTTAGAACGGTTCGCCACAATCAATCAGGTTGACTTTGCAATTGATGTAGTCCAGAGGAAGCCCGGTATCATCATCCAAATGAAGCGGAGTAGCCGTTCTATCGCCGGGGTACATCTTTCGTGTAGTCCATTTATTTTCCACCATATCGGGATAACTGACCGTGGCATAGAAATTTGAAAACTCTTTGAGGATAGCCGACCATTGTGCAGCAGTCAGATAACCCCATTCAAGACCATTGATTTTTTGCTGTTCACGCCCTACGACCTGACCGACCATTACGGCATTGCTGTTTCGAGCCGAATCAACAATGGTAGCAACCATCAGGTCTAACCCCCTGCGGGGTTGAGGGTATGTGTGACCGTTGATTTTAATAAAAGCGTTCATACCCTCACCCCCTTAGTAGGCATTAGCAAAGGCACCGCTGTTCACTCTGGCACCTCTACTGGTATTGTACCGATCATAAGAACGTCCAACCACATCGTCACCAATGCTGAGAGACATATCCTTGCTCTCCACTACATTCAGCAATGCGTAAATGGCAGCAATCACGCCGTCATTGGCTACTGTAACGCCAGCGGAAATACCTTCAACAATCTGGTCATTGTTGGCAACTGCGGCTCTTCTGCCAATTCCACCAACCATCTCGGCACCAGCTTCACGAGCGATAAAGAGCTGACCTTCATCTACAAAGCCGCCGTCTGCGAATGTAGGAATTGAGATGTGACCGATTACTTCAATCGCAGTTCCACCAAAAAAGGTGATGACTGAATTTACTTTTCCGATCACCCAATTGATACCGTCAATGATACCGTTCACAAATCCGGTAAATACCCCGATTGCTCCATTCACGAAACCCTTCCATAATTTGCTGACAGCATCGAGCATAAGACCGATTTTTTCAGCGAAGAAATCCCAATTCAGAGCCACGCCGGAAGCCAGACTTGCGGCACCGGCAACTAAAAGTCCGATACCAAGAGGAATACCCACGCCTGTACAGATCAGGATAAGACCGAGAGCGATTAAGGCACCGCCAGCGGCAATACCGATGTTCTTCAAAACCTCCTTGACCTTGTTTAGTACCGAGTTCCAATTGAGAGCCGCCGAAGCCGCCAAGGACACAGCACCAGCCGCCATGAGTGCGATACCAAGAGGAAGGTTCACGCCGCTGAAAGTGAGCAAGGCACCAACCGCCAGCATTGCACCGCCGATGATAGCCGTTAACGTACTCAGGATTGCGGAAATTTTGTCAGTGGTGCTATCCCAATTGAGCATTGCGGAGGTGATTAGGCCAACCGCACCAGCAACCAAGAAAGCGATACCCAAGGGAAGACTTACACCTGTGAATACGAACAATGCACCGAGAGCAAGTAACGCACCGCCGACCATTCCGCTAAGAGTTCCGAGAACTCTACTCATGGTGTCGTTGGTACTGTCCCAATTCAAAGCTGCTGCCGACATGATGGATACGGCACCGGCAACCAAAAAAGCGATACCGAGAGGTACATTGACTCCGCTGAATACGAACAAACCACCCAAGGCCAGTAATGCACCGCCTACTATCCCTTCGAGGGTAGCAATTGCATCTCTAAAATGATCGTCACTTGCGTGCCAGTTGACGGCTACCGCCGATACGAGGTTTGCAGCACCAATGACCATCAAGGCAATACCAAGAGGGACGTTAGCTCCACTGAATGCCAGAACAGCACCGAGTCCTAAGAAGAAACCAGACAAGATACCTTCGATTGTTGCGAGGGTACTGGCGAGTTGTCCGCTCATGCCCTCCCAATTTGTTACGGTAGCTGATACGATGGTAGCTGCTCCGAGAGCCATCATAGCAATGCCGAGAGGAATGTTGGCACCACTCAGAGCGAGAATTGCACCAACACCGAGCATAAACCCACCGCATACCGTTTGAATTTCACCAAGGCTATCTTCGATCATCTTTTTGATTTCTGCGGTTTTTGTGGCAACTGCATCTCCGATGAAGTCATACTCAGGAAGTTCAAAATCGAAACCACTTCCACCAGCACCGGCAGAGCTGCTACCACTGGAAGAGTCAGGCGAAAAAATGTTCAGTTCATCGAAGCCAGCCGTATACTGCTTTAATTTCTTGGCGGCACCGGCAGCATCTTCCAGTCCATCAGCAGTAGAACCGGCACTTGAACTGAGAGAATCAAGGCCAGAATAGTCAATTTCGGTAAGAGTGAAACCGACCAGAGAGCCGAGAGCATTAGCAAGATCACGGATGACCTGAATTACCGCAATAGCATACGGCAGGATTGCGTTCAGCATGGGAATAAACACGTTGCCGATTGCACGAGCGCATTGCGTAAACTGAGCTTGCAGAATACGAAGCTGGTTGGCAGGAGACTCCAAGGTTCTCGCTAAATCTCCCTGAGCGGTTGTGACCTGATTCATGATTGCGTAATAACGAAGTTCAGCCTTTTCAGCCTGAGTCATAGAAGAAACACTTTTATCAATACCGAGTGATAGAGCGGTTGCTTCCAACCGTGCCTGTGACAAATCGTAACCGAGTCTACGAAGCGGCTCCAACTCACCAGAGATACCGGACTGTAATTTCTGCATTGCGTCTTCCACTGAAATGTTGAAGAAAGAAGACAGGTCATAGCCGAGTTGTGTCAGATTCTTGCTCATGAGTGCTGCTCGATCAGCGGTATCACCGAAGCCAGTTAATAGAGTGTTGAAAACGCCTTGATTTCGGAGCCAGTCAGAAGGGTCAATGCCTAAGACTTCACTGACATTTTCTGCATATTTCTGAGCCTGTGCCGCATATTCGCCCAAAGACACAGTAAACAGGTTCAAGTTCTCCTGATATTTATTGGACTCCGTGATTGCCGAAGCAATCAATGTAGAAACCCTTCTCAAACCGTAAAGGAAAGCGGAAAACTTGATACTTCCCATGAGAGAACCAAACTTGCTTGTAGTTGTGCTTGCCTTACCCAAGGATGAATTGTATTTATCTGTGCTGGTAATAAGCTTCTGAATTTTAGAGGGAAAAGCGGAAAAGCCACTGGAAACTTTCTGCATTTCATCAGCAAACGGTTTCATTGCGGCAGCAAGTTTGGTCATTTGCTGAGTGAATTTGTCAATGTTGGCTTTTTCCAACTGCTCAATGACGGTAGGTAATTTCCCAAGCTGATTGATAAAGGTGGTAAGGTTTGCTTTGCCGAGTTCAGACAACGGCTGTAAACCTTGTGCCAAAGCCGAGATTTTATCACCGTCAGTCCATTTGATATTAGAAAGAGCGGTGCTGATTGCGGTAATCTGATTGGGAATGGAACTGGACAATTTGACAGAGCCAACCTGACTCAGTGTTTGCAAACCATGAGCCAAAGTGGAAATCTTCTGAACATTGTCGCTACTCAGACCGGACAGAGCCGTATTCAGAGCTTTGATTTGATTTGCTGTAGTACGAATACCGGTTACACCACCGGCAGTTGCGGTTTTCAATCTTTCCAGAGTAGAAGCCAGCTTATCAAGACCGGCTACCGCCGTGGTGCTATCCCCCTGAATTTGAAATTCCAAACCCTGAATTTCCACATTATCAGCCATTCACGCCACCACCTTTCTTTTGAAACTTTTGGTTATACGCCATAGCGAAAGCTTCCATGAAGACCTTCGCTCGATCATCACTCTTCTGCTCCACTTTCTCTTGTTTTTCTTTATCCTGTCGCATATTCAGATCATAAGGCTCTTTTCGATACGGAGTGGCCTTAGTACCCTTTTTAGCAAAAGCATGAAAGATGGGAGCAACATCGACCAGTGCTTCATACACATACAAGCCTTGCAACCAAGAGTCCTGATTACGGAGGTCTTGTTTGATTTGCGCCGCCTTACGGAAATATTTAACCAAATCACAATCCTGTTCCCAAAACTGTTCAGGGGTCATTCCAATCGCAAGGTAGTACGGAAACACTTCATAAAATTTGTTGGTGTAAGCAAGATGGGGAGTGGGGCGTTGATCGCCGCCACCCCCCTCGAAATCGGACGGTGACTCGCTTACCAGTCTGCCGTCCAGCTCACGTTTCCCTCGGATTCCCCCTGCTCAGGTTCATCCAGAAGAGACATGATTGGGTCGTTATACATCTCCACCAATTTAGAGATAAGCTCGTCCTTCTTGGTCATACGAGCGTAAAGGTTCTCAATCACATCACGCTTTGCAAAGCGGTGATGGGCGAGAAATGCACCGGCAAACAGGGCGGGGAGAAGAGTCATGGGTTTTTCGGTAACTTCCTGAGCTACGAATCCCTGCTTCTCCATCTGCTCAACGGTCTTGCGGGTATATTCCAGCGTGTAGGTATCTCCACTGGAAGGGTCTTTGATAACAAGCTGCTTTGCCATTATAATTTCCTCCTTATTATTCAGGCGTTAGATTACGATGCTGCGAAAGTGATAGGCGTGGACGGAGCAATGGTGATGGTCATTCCCACAACCTCGTTTACGCTGCCGCCTGTCGGATAAACGGACAGTTCACCATCAAAGGAAAACTTGCCGTTAGAGCCATCAGGCGTGACCACACCGGCACTCTCGGTTCCACCGAACCAAACAGCATAACTATTCTTAGCACCTTCCAGAGCTTTAAGGGTTTGAAACTGAGTCATGTCATAGTTTGAGGTGAAACTCAGGCCGTCAAGGGACTGAATACCGGAAATGTAGGTCTGCATCTTGTCAGACAGGGTTGTAGTTTCCAACATCTCAGGCTCACCACCGAGATCAGGGAACTCTTTAATGTCGATCAGCTTTGACCAAGTTTCTGTTACCTTGTGCATCAGAAAAACCTTGTAGGTCGAAATTGCCATTTCAGTTACCTCCTATAAAGTAATGTTCCGTCTGTCTCGGCTCGGTACCGAGCTGCCAGACGATAAATTGTTGCGTTCTCCAAATTAGGAACCGGAGAAAGAGAAATACGAGTGAAGTTTTGAGCATACATCAGATCGTCAATGACTTTCATAATGCTGCGGCATTCTGTTTTTTTGCCGGTACTCTTGTCTGAATACACGTTGACTTCATACATGATCGTGGCAAATCGTTCCTGATCGCCGGAGTCCAAGTGTTCAGAGGTAGTGTAGTTATCCTGCTCTACCACACTCGCATAAGGGAAAGAAGAAGGAGCTTTGATATACTCGCCGCTTACTGTGATCGTGGGAAAAGCAGCTCGGAGAGCGGTTGCAATCGGAGTGTAAATCTGACTTTCAATATCAATCACTGACCGAACACCTCCCTAATCAGAGCTGGCAAACGACTTTTCAGCTCCTTTACCGTTTCATACATTGACATGTTTGCCGGATTGCCCTTCGTGATGACCAGTGAACCTTTGTCTGTCTCTTTCAGGACTTTCCCGTTGGTACCGGCTTCTCCGTAATAACCCCAAGAAGTCTGTTTTCCGTGGCCTTTTCCGTAACGACCTCGAATCATGCCGTTCTTAGCGGCTTCGGGGTGATTGTCTGGATAAGTCACGCCTGTACCAAACTCGATGAAGAGAACGGAAGAACCAACTGCCACAACAGCTCTGATCTTCTCGCTACGATTTTCAATAGATACTGCTGAATCGTTGACACCATCGTAAATTGCCTGAGAAAATTTTGCGGAAGCGATTTCAAACCCTTCCTGCGTCAACCTTTCAAGAAGAACGGTAGACCGCTCTTTGAGCCACTGTCTGTATTCAGCAACAGCATCAATGGCACCTTGAATGCCGGAAACCGAAAGAGGAATCTTAACCACTTTGTTTCTCACGATACTGTCACCTTGCTTACTGCATACGAAACAGAATTGAGAGACTTGGCAACACGTTTCACGATGTAGTCATAGAGAGGATTACCGCCAGTATCAAACTCAGGTTCTTTGTCGATGAACAAAACGGTATTTTCATCAATCGGACAAGCAAGATCATCTGTGACAATCACTTTGTCATAAGAGATAAAATTACCAAACTGCTCCACCTGAGCGGAACCGCTTGCCGCAGACACGTTTGCTTTCATGGCAACAGGGGATTCATAGAGAACTTTGTTTTCACCAGTTTCATATCCGGCTGCGTCCGTAATGGGCGTTTTCCCTGAAAAAAGAAGGTAATAAAACGAAGTCTTGTTTCTATCCATGATCTTCATTCAACTACCTCCTGCCAAACAGGAGAAGCAAAAGGAACAATCTCCCTTAACAGCGTAGGCGGTACATCTCCGTCCTCGTAAGAACGAGAAATCCCATTTTCGCTGTGTGCGGTTTCTCCCTCTGCTCCACGCTTGTTCAGAAGATAAGCCGCAATCTGAACCTGATTGATAGCATAAATGTCAGGAACCGCCGTTACCGTCTGGTCAAAGGGATAGGCTCGTCTGCAAACCTTGTTTGCGGCAATAGACAGGTAGACGGTAAGCACGGCATCATCTGTCCCACCGGTCAATGTTTTGAGCATTGCAAGTTTTTCAGCATCAGTCATGCTTACCGTCCTCCTTTAAGAAATTTCAGTTTCGGGATTTTCTTCCGATTCAGGTTCAGGTTCAGGTTCAGGTTCAGGTTCAGGTTCAGGTTCAGGTTCAGGTTCGGCATCTTCGGTTCCATCAGAAACGGAAGCTTCCAAAACAACCAAAATGTCGGCTTTCTTGGTAGCGGTGCCAAGGTCAATTTCGTGTTCCTTCGCATAGGCTTTCAGTTCAGTAAGCGTCATATCGGAAAGAGCCTTTTCCACTCCATCACTGGCAAATGGAATAGGGTGTTCCTCAGACAGATTGAACTTCTTAATGATCTCTTCCAGCGTAAGAACACTTGGATTTTCCAGCGTTTCAGCCGTTACCGTTCCGTGAACCACAGTTACACTTTCAAGCTCACGCTTGGTGATAACTTTATCCTTAGCGGTAATGCTTACGTTTTGAAAGACATTGCCTTTCTTGACGTAAACCTTACCGTCAGAAATGTAGTACATAGCTGCGACCTCCTTAGCCGTTAGTGATGATACGACCCATGGCAATAGTCTTGGGGTCAGCGATACCAGACCAGTTCGCACTTGCGGCAAGCTGAGCGTCAGTCGGAGAAGCCGTGTAGCCACTCTCAGGCTTGGTGAAGCTGAAACCGTTGGGGTGAATCGTCTCACGAATACGAGTCACGAGAGCGGTATAACCACCGGCAGAGACAGCATTACGTTCCAGCTCAGAAGGAGTCATGACAGGAGCATCAGCATACTGCAATGCACCCAAGCCGAGAACATAAGTGGTGTACTTTGCCGCAACAGTTTCAGTGGCAGCAGTCACAGGTGCGCTATCGTCAACCACTACGGTAATACCGTTAATGGTTCCGATACGAAGAGGACGCTCAACGCCGTTGGCATCGGTGTATTTCAGGAAGTTCAGCAAATTCAGGCCAGCCATATTTGCCGCAACCTTGGAGTGCATGAAGCACAGGTTGAATTGGTCTTGTGCGTCACCAACAGCTTTCTGAATAGCGTCACCAATGGTGGTAGCACCAAACTTGTTGCTGTCGGCAACGGTCAGATTAGCGGAAGAAATGTCGGTAGTGTGATTGTTCCAATTGGCAAATTCACCGCTGCCGGTGATACCGAAAACAGCAGACAGGATTTTGAGCATGACCGCCTGACGCTGCTTCTGCCAATACTTCGCCACCTGAGAAACGATCTGTTGCATGGGGTCGGCCTTACTGTCGTAATCGACAATAAAATCCTTCTCCTTCCAGCCGTGCGCACGACCATAGACAATACCACTCTGAGAACCACCGGCAGGGTCAGTCAGGGTGATGTCCGTTGCACCATCGTAGTTCTCAGGAGTGCCGCCAATGACCTTATAGAACGGCAGGGTGTAAAGGTCAGAGCCGTTGGCAATCAGAGTGCGAAGTTCACTGTTCGCCTGAACAGCACCGCTTTCAAACATTGCGGTCAGGGTGGGGTCTTTTACGTTCGCCCAATTGTAGTTAAACAGTTCAGGGTTAAACGGATAGCCAAGATAAGTTGCCATAATAGTTACCTCCCATTATTTGAGTTCTTTCATCCAGTCAGGATGATCTTTAATGTATTCGTTCTGTTCTTTCGTGCTGAGTTTCAGGAACTTGTCTTTCGTCATTCCATCTCCACCGCCGCCAGCCGGAGGGGTAGGAGTCTTTTTCAGAAGTTCAGCCTTAATCGCTTTTTCTTTAGCTTCAAGGAATTTACCCTGATTGACAAAAACCTTTGCCATATCACCGTCAACCATAGCCTGAGCTGTTTCCGAAGCCAGTTTTTCGTCATAACCCTGTGAAACAAGGGAAGCTTTGTAACCGGAAACGGTCTTCTCCTTTTCGAGATTTGCCAATTTCTCCTGCATTTCGCTGAGCGTCTGTTCGTTTGCCAACTTCTTCTGTTCATCCTCAGAGAGAAGAGCGTTGTGCTTCTTCTTCCAGTCAGCAGCTTCGGAAGCAGTCTTATCGAACAACTCCTTTTTCACATAGCCGGTATAATCTGCATCAGGCATCTCGAAAACAGTAAGAGCGTCAACCTTCTGCTCAGGGGTCATGGTGTCAAAACCTTCGATGGTAGATGTGTCGATTTTTGCCATAGTAAATACCTCCTGCGTTTTTATAGTGCTTCTCTGCACTTTGATTTTGTGTTTGTACGGTTCTCTCCGTTTTGTGATTTAAGGCTTCTCTGCCTATATCAACGGCTTTTGCCGCTTATACCAAAAAGAAAAGAGACTACCGGCTTTCGCCAAGTAGTCCCATTCGACTGTTGTTCCTACACTTTCGCAGGAACCGATATTTTGATTTGTTTCTTGATCTCCAAAACGATAATGTCATCTTTTCGAGGTTTTACTTCAACTGAATTACCCTTCGCCAAGATGTCATTTATCATCTTCACCGCTTCCGGACTGAGAGTCTTGGTCATTTCTGTCTTCACCGTTATCGCCCTCCTTTGGTGGAGTGACGGCAACTTTCGCCGCCTGTTCTTCTATATATTTCACGCTCATGTTGTAAGCAATAGAGGGGTCAGAGAACATACCACAATGGGTAAATGCAAGCTGCGGTGCAATCTTCTGATTGTTAAGCATAGCGGTCAAAACATTAGCCTTTTCCGTGATGTTCTCGTAATTACGGCGAGTAAAGCGAATCTCGATTGAGGACAGTTTTAATTGCAAACTGCTCAAATCACGACAAATCCGAAGAACCAATTTCAAAAATTCTTTTTCGGATTTCTTGAACATCAGTTCACTGTCTTTCGCTCTCGCTTCGGCAGCAGACCAACCATCACGCATAATAACGGCAGAGCCGGTATCGCTTGTGGAAGAACCACCGTTTCGGTTCGGCATTCCGCAAATGGTAAGCACCGTATTGTAAAGATGATCGACCATTGTTTGAACCTGAGTCTGGTTCAGCTCTGCGGTCAAGTAGTCAATCTCGGCCTTAAACTGCGGGTCAATATCCTTGAATTTGATTGCGCCCTCCTGACGGAGCTTGGCGTAATCATCACTGGTAATGTCAACATTGTGGAACAGCATGAGAGCCTGAACAAACTGCTCAACTGCGTCCATGCGGTTACTATCCACGTTATTCATTGCGTCCAGCAGAGGAAGAACGATCTCAAAAGCACCAAGCCGTGCATTGTTGGCAGGGTACTCTATAATGGGAATACCGAAAATCTGTGGCTCGTTCTTTGTGATTTCTCTCAGATCAGTGATTTCGTAATAATGATCTTCGGTGTAAACACTGTAAATGTTCGAACCGCTCACTTTTTGGATATACTTCACCGCCATGATCGGAGGTTCGCCCAAGCTGTTTCGGTACACCACAAAGCAAAAACGAGGGTCAAGAGTATAAATCTCGAAGGGAGCTTCATCTTCCTCAACGTCAGCATTTCCATCAGGAAGCACCATACGATAAGACGTTCCGCAGATATGCGCCCAATCTTCCAACTCCTTGTCCTTTGCAGCTTTATCTTCGGAAGCAACGTAGGAATTGAGCTTAGTGATATTGGCAGAAATCGTCTCGTCATCTCCACGGCTCACATACTGGACAGGTTCTCCCATGAGATAGCCGACCTTGAAAGAAACGATCTCATTAGCACGGTTTTCAACAATCTTATTGTTGATCTCAGGCCGAACATCTTTCACACGATCTAAAATCGGTTGTCTTCCACGATAGTAAGCGTAAAGATACTCGGTTTCACTCTTATTTCCCCAATGAACGACAAGTGCTTTTCGTAGAACATCGAGAACATTAGTTTCGTCAACAGAGTCAACATCAGTGAAAATCTTCTTCCGTCCGAACATTGCCACGAAAAGCACCTCCTTTCATAGTAATTCTGTTATCAGCTTTCGTTAATATTATAAATCATTCTCCAATGGTTGTCAAGCGTTTAACCTTTTATTATACCATTGGAGAGTTAGTTTGGCAAGGACTCAGAAAGGCCGTTCTCAATATGGACGTTTGAAAACTTCAATTTTTCCACCGGACAGCATACGAATTTCATTCTCTAAGAGAGAAAGACTGTCCGGCGCATCATCGTGAGGAACCTTGCCGCTTCGAGTGTAAGTGGTAAGCTCTTTCATGAAATTCCAATACTGGCTACCTCGCTTATACAGAGAAGGGTCTTTGAAATAAAAATTCTTTTTGATATTGTCAGCGGCAAATTCAATTCGAGTTTGCTTGTTAGAGATCGTGCGTTTTGTTCTGATACCAACCGTGTACCCTCGATCACGAATAATCTGGTCTACATCTCTGGCGAAATACTGACCGGCATTGTTACTCTCGAAAATAGCCGAAGCAGCTTTGTTGTCGATCAGGCATTTAGCACACTCAGGCTTCGTAACCTCCGCAGGGGAATCATCAAAGACCACATCAACGATATACACAGCAGTTCCATAAATTGCCGCTACAGGCATTGAGGTTGAGTCGGAACCACTTTCAGCGGTATCACCAACAGCAATGATGGTGTCAGGGTCTTTATCCTGCGGCAGTCCGAGAAAATAATTCAATTCCTTTTTGTTGAACAAAAGACCTTTAGCTTCAAACGGCTGCTGCTGAAATTCAGACTCAAACTGTTCAGCGGATAAAAGCTCACGCTGCTCACGAAAATATGCAGTCGTGAAAACCCTCTTTCCCTCACGCTCATACTCATAATTACTTTCGTCCGTGATCAGGTCAAGGGCGGGAATTTCAATTGCTCTCCACTTCCAGCCTTGCTTCTGCGCTTCATCCTGCAAATGGCCTATCGGGTCATATAGCGAATACCGAGTACCGGTTGCCACAATCGGAGTACCTTCAATGGCACGACCCATAATATCACCGGAAATGACTTCCCATTTATCGTCAAGCCGCTGCCGATTCTTTGCTTCCTCACGACCTTCCACGCAGTCATCCAGATACAGAACATTAGTGGCTTCTGACAAACCAACCTGACGAGCATCAATAGACCGGCACATAATGGTAGGAAAACGAGATTTCGTTGCAAGATTGATGATTTTGGTGTCAGCATTTGTTTGTACCAAGGGAGAATCGGGGAACACATCGTAAAATAGATATTCGTTCGGAGTGGTCAAATACTCCAAACAACCGTTGTAAAAAGATTTTACAAGGTCATCACCGGTTCCTTCCATCAAGGATGAACGGTCAGGATTTTTGCCGGACAGCATATTGATGAAGTTGATACCAAGCTGGCTCTTACCGGCTCGTTTCGGCAGAGATATGGTAAGCAATCGAAGCTTTCCGTCAATCACATCTTGATAACCTTCCACGATGGATTTTAAGTAATGCCGCCTTGGAGCATAAAAACGCTTCTCAGGTTTTCTGTCAAGCTCCATGTAAAGAAGGAAGCTATCAAACTCATAGGGAGCATCAAACAACAGAGACTTTTTCCATAGATCATAGAAAAACGGAGCGTCTTTGGGTTGGCACTGGCGTAGCATCTGAGAGCATTGCGCTCGAAGTTCTTTATTCAGATCATGAGCGTCTTGAAACGCTTCCTCTTCCGTCTGACGGCATACGGAAAAGAGATCGGTGTAAGCACCACAATCTGACGGCTTCCGTTCGATGCACTTAATGATGTTTTTGGAGACTAACTGGTAATCCATGATTTCACCTCAAATCGCATCGGCAGCAACCCATGCAGAATAAATTTTAGTACCCATTCTGGCAAACCAATCTACCATTGTTTCGTTTCTCGCCCAAGCATCGGTTTCGCCGGAGCATTCATCAAGTCCGCTTTCAAGTAGAAAGGCGTGAACAATCTCGTGCCGTTTTACCTTCTTGACGTAAGCTTCCATATTGGTAAGAGTACCTGTGATTTCCCTCTCTACGACAATGGTTTTTATTGTCCAGTCACAGTAACCATCACAACCTTCTAATCTCTTGTCATCGTTCTCGGAGCGTTCAAGGATTTCCCACTCAGAACCTAAAATATCAATCTTCATAAAACCTCCAAAATAAAAAAGAAAGGGACTACCAAAAACGGTAGTCCCTCTCGACTGTTACCCTCACCCATTCATGAGAGTCTTACTCACAATATTCTCGGAATAACAAAGGCCAGTATCAATAAGAAAACTGCACCAAAGAAGAATCCATTGATAAAACCCTTAAACATACGAACCTCACATCTCGTCAATTGTCAGGTTTCCGGTTTCCTCTAAGGTTGCCGTATTCGCATCGACAACACACGCCTTAAATTCTATTTTGGAAATATCGGAAACCTGTGTGACATCAAGATTTTTATATGAGAAACAGAAAGGTTGCTGAGACTGCTTTCCGGCTTCAATAGTCATGGGTGTGCCACTCAGCATTTGAACCATCGTGTCATTCACAGAAGAATCTTTCAAGTACACAGTGATTTCTTGATCGCTTTTGTTTTCCACAAGAAGTCTCAGGTAGCACATATCAGGAACGCTCTTTTCCTCAAAGACTTCAACATACGAAATCTTCACGAGGTCATCTTCATAGAGCTGCACTTCACCGTTACTTGAATCAGTGGCTACCGCTGCTGCCGCTACAGAATTTTCCGATTGATCGTTATGATTCATTGCCGCCAAAGCAATACTCAGAACAACGGCAAAGGTCACGACAGGAACAATAATGCCAATAGCAATTCGCTTTTTGAGACTCATTTTACTCTTTTTCATCGTGTGACATCTCCTTATGCAATTTTCTTTACAAGATTATACCACTTTGAGCGACTGATACCAAGCTGTTCACAACATTCGCTGACGGTCATAAGGCCGTCTTTTTGTTTTTCAGAGATTTTTTCAAGAGTGTCAGGGTCAATCTCGCTTTGAGGTCTACCAAATGCTTTTCCGGTCTTAGCAGAAATCCTTCTACCATCAACCACCGGCATTGCGGCAATACCCTCAGCCTGACGCTTGCGGTTTTTCTTCCGTTCCTGCTCTGCCACGGCTCCTAAGACCTCAATCAGAATGTTATTCACCATATCGGCAATCCACTCTTGGCCTTGGAAGTCAATCAGCGTGGTCGGTACATCGAAGACCCTGACAATAATGCCGTGAGACTTAAACCATTCCAACTCAGATTTGATTTCGGCCTTGTTTCTTCCGAGTCTGTCCAGTTCCTCGATCAGAATTTCATCACCGGCAGCAACAGACTGTTTCAACTCAATATATTGCTCTCGGTTGAAATCTTTGCCACTCTGCTTGTCTTTGTAAATATGGTCATCGTCCAGCTCAGGCGCATATTTCCGCAAAGCTTCAAGCTGACGAGCAAGGTTCTGATCTCTGGTGGAAACACGAGCATATCCGTATCTCATGTTAATCCTCCTTCAACAGTTCAGCCAAATCATAGCTTGGACTGTTCTGTTGGTCAATCACGATCTGGTCAGCTCTGCGAGAACCCTGCTTCTTTTCCTGTAGCACCACTTCATAGCCAAGGATATTGAGCATTTCCACGGCCTTGTCGAAAGACATATTGGCGTGGGCGAGTCTGGCACTTATGTCATTACCACGAGACTTACCGAGAGACTTTGCCATTGTGGTTAAAGAGATTTTCTTGTTTTTCATCACCTGACGGATAGCTTCGTTGATATTCATGTTATCACCTCTGCGAGTATAGTACACTAAAATTATTTAGTTGTCAATAGAGAATTAAATATATTTAGTGACTAAAGATTGTTAGTGAAGGGTCTTTTAGATTTTTGCGGATTTTTCAAAAGTCAGCTTTTTATATTTTGCGGTAATTTCGACACTCACCCCGACCTGCTGCCGCCGTCCATATCCCCCGCCACCCTCAATAGTAGATCAGGCCGGAACCGCCAGCCGCACAACGTCCACAAAAGCACACTTAAAAACACGCATTAAAACCGGCAACAAAGCACTAAAAATATTTTGTGTTTATCCCTTGACAACTAAATATAATTAGTGTAAGGTAAAGACACTAAAAATAATTAGTGTTTAACGACTGACCGCCCAACGGCGGCAATTATGAAAGGGGTATAACATGAAAGGCACAACTAAAATAGAAGTACGGCAAAAAATCAGAAAGTATATTATAGACCACATTGACCTTGAAAATTATATAGGCTATGAGTTGAAAACGGAACCGGAAACAACTAACGGAAAAGTGTTGGCGTGTTATGAGATTTTCAAAAGTGAAAAAGGATACGAGATTAACAGAATAGGAGAACAAACCGCCTTTATTGATTGGCTGAAAGGTCTTGCCAGTGCGTTAACTGTTAGCTTTTATTATGAAGATGAAAAAAAGCGGTTGGCCTATTGGCTTGATGAATCGCCGGAAATGGCGGCGCAATATGACGATGACAAAGCAGACGGCCTATACTGGCACCTATTACGCCGAGAATTTTTCTGGTTAGTAGATCAAGCGAAAAAAGGTACTTTGAAATGAGCTATACAAGAAAAACCGTTGACCGCTGGGACATTATGACCAATTACGGTTATGGCTGGGAGTGCGAATGCAGCGAGTACACCGCGAAAGAAGCGCGGCAGCGTTTGAAAGAATATCGGGAAAACATAACCGGCTCTGTCCGGCTGGAAAAACACAGAGAAAGGAAAGATCAGAAATGACCATCAATAAAGCCAAAACCGCCAATTATGGCAGCGTGTCAAGCTCTTGTATTGTTGATTATATCGTGGACTATGTGAGAGAAAACAAGACCCTTATTGACGATAACAACGACCGTTTGAGAGGATGCGACAGAACCCAATTGAAAGCCATTGCCGCAGAGCTTGAAACCGTTCACAAGCGGCTTGAATGGCTCATAAATGGGATGTATTAAAGCAGAGTGACCCGGCGCAAGCCGGGGTAATGCAGCCGGGCAGACGGTCACAAGCTCCGACAGCCCAAGCCGCAAAATTTAAGGAGGACATGAAAATGAAAAAATACGTTGACCCCATTAACAAGGCCGCTTTTAAGAAGTATTTCACCGGCGCAATGAAACACGGCGAAAACATTGCTATAGCTTTCCCGGAACCCGTCGCAGATGACCCCGCATATATCTACATTATCAACGGTTTTATTGCCGTAAAACTCCCGGCTTGCTTCTGGCCTGAATATGCACAGCCGGCATTTATGCGGGAATGCCCTAAGCCGGGAGAAAGTGTTTGCATCTCTGGCAGAATGGATAAACCCGCCGGGGAATGGCTCAAATTCTGGAATGATCTAATTAACCCCGCAACAGAACCCGCCACCGTTACGCCCTACACCCGTATTGTTACCGGCACTCTTGCCGTTCGTATTTTCTCACTTTGCAAAACACCGTTAACAATCGATGAAAAATATCTCAATATGTTTGATTGGCAATCCTTCAAATTTACCGGAAGTAAAAACATTTCCCCGGTTCACGCTGAAAATTCATTTTGTGAGGTGGTATTTCTCCCGGTCAGATCAGACCCCACAAGCGCAGATCAGGCCATTATTGACGGTATGCCGGAATGATATATGTTATCGCTGCTTTGCTCCTGCTGCCGGTCATGATTATAATTGACTGCACCAAAATGAATAAATGAGAAATGCCGCCTTGCAGCCTTGCAGGGCGGTTTTCTTTTGCCCTGAATGACTCTATACCAGATCAGCAGTCAAAAACGAACACAGGCCAATTAAACGCCCCTGCAAGGGCGTTTTCTTCATGCCTTGCCAGCTATCAACCGAACGAAAAAGAGTAAACCGCCGTAGAGGGCATTTAACGCCGTTTTAAGCGGTTTTTCTTTTTACCTATTAAAGTATACCAGTACAGGCATAAAAACTCCACAGAGAGCCGCAGAGAGCCGCAGAGGGGTATTTCTGAATATCTCTGAACCATAGCACGAATTAACCGGCTTTTCACCCATTGGAGACAGGCCACCGCCAACCGTTTAGAAAACCGGCAGATTTTTGTCAAAAATTCGCACAAAATAAAGCCACCGACCTTCACACGGAAGATCGGCAGCTTGGCATAGTCGCTATAGTCGCTATAGTCGCTATAGTCGCTATAGTCGCTATAGTCGTTGACCAAAGTCGGAAAAGTCGCTTACTCGTCAGGGTCAACCAAAGTCGCTTCGATATATTTCTGTTGCAGCTCTTCGGGAGTCGTTTCCGCTCCGAGCGGGTTATTGGGTGTAAGAACGACCTCTTGCTGATCTTTCAGACCGTCATAGTTCTTCTGCCAGAAAATGCCGGTGATCGGATTTATCTGTCCGTCCTGCATGAGATTTTCACGATAAACCCCACAAAGTTTCTGCACTTTTTTAGCGAACTCGCAGAAGTCGGGGGTGCGTGAACGTCCATGAGTCCAGTTATACATATCATCCTTGTCAATCCCCAATGCAAAATAACAAGCCTGATTGCCTATCTTCATCTCAAACCTCGTACAAAGTTCAAGATACTCACCAAGTCTTTTCTCCATAGCATCAAGGTCTGTCTTATCAATCTTCGGCATTTGATTCAGTTCCATGATAAACCGAACATATCGAACATTGTTGGGATTATTCTTTGCAGCTTCACTATCCTCAACCATAATATTTCTTCCTCTCGGTTTTTTCTTCGTCACGACAGTCGAAGAGTCTTTCTTCACCGGAAGATTCTTATTTTCAACCATACTTTTTCTCCTTTCCGTTTAGTGAGTTTAGTGACCCATTTCTGAAAAATGCTATAAACTCTCCTTATAGTAACTCTCTATAGGGGACTTTATGGTAAAATCAATAAATGATTCACTAAACTCACTGAAAACGCTAAATATTTTTAGTTTTAGCCTAAAAGACTAAATATTTTTAGCTCACACTCGACAGTTTGTTATTACTTCCTTTATCCCTGCGTTCTTGATTTTGCGTTCACACATGAGACAAGGTTTTGCATCAATTGGCTTGCCGTTTTCAAAGCCAGCGAGGTAGAGAGTCGCACCGATAGCCTTTCTTCCTGCCTGAGAAATTGCGTTGTCTTCCGCATGAATCGCAACACAAGCTTCGTATCTCTCGCCGTGAGGAATGTGGTTGATCTCTCGCCAACACTCGCCCACATCACAGCAGTTCGGCTCACCTCTGGCAGAGCCATTGTAACCGGTGGCGATAATCATGTCATCCTTGACGATGACTGCACCGTACTGACGGCGAAGACAGGTGGAACGCAATGACACCGCTCGTGCAATGGCAAGGTAATATTCTCGCTTATTGATTCTGGTCATCAGCTTCCTCCTGTTTAATTCTAAACCGTGTGGTGATCTTCTGACCCTCCAAGGGAGCTTTGTTCCATTCGGCAGTTCTCGAAAACTCAAACTTACGCAAACCTTCCTCGAAAGAAATATTGAGCAATCGGCAAATATCCTTCGTGTCACACCATTCGCCATTATTAAAGGCGGTTAAGATATTTGCATCGGTGATAGTTTTCCGCATATCTTCATTTTTCTCACGCAAAGAGAAAATCTCTGCGGTCATATCTTGAATGATGTTCAGAAACCGAAGATCAGGACAGCTTTCGCCATAACGTAAAACGTCCATTACTACACCTCTGTCATCAACCATGACGCTGTAATTGCTGCTGTCAATTTTCAATTCGTTTTCCATTATTACGATACCTCGTATTTCTTGATTTGAGCAATAGGGATTTTAGTAGACATTCTTCCGTTTTGGGGGAATATGTTCAAAATCCCTTTGTCCGAGATGGAAAGATCACCGTAATACTCTTCCTTTGTTCCATCCAAAAAATAAATTGTAATGGTTTTATACATATTCAAATTCCTCTTTTCCGTCTTTGATGTTCAAACATTTCTATTTGTTTGAGCATATCAACATGAAATGGGTTTTCTTCGTGATAATCATTACAAACACCATGAGGATCTACCCATTCGTGCCGGTATGGACAGCGAATTTTTGAATCATTCTCTCGCTTTGGGTCAGAACGCTGGCAAAAGCGGCACTCTCGTTGATTACTCATTGCCGGTGTCCTTCTTATGGGTGTCGTTGTACTCCTTTTCTCCATGAACGTAAACACAAACGATAGGTGTTGCGGAATTTCCATATCCACAGGAGTTAGTCACTCTAATCTCAGACCACAATGAAATTACCTCTCTGGCTGAAATGTGTGAGTGCTTTTTCTCGCTGTAGTTACGGCATAGAAGTTTTCCGTTATATCCGCTTTTCACCTCTATTTGAGATTTCACAAGAACGGATAACTCTTTAACTGTCATGTTCTTACACCATTCCTTTCAGCTTAATATCCTTGTAAGAGGGATAGCCGGAATAAACCGTTTTACCGCTGTGCCACTCAGGGTGAGCTTCCATGTCAGCGTTGAACCGCTTTGCGCTGCACACAAAATAGCCGTTGGATTTGCACCAAATCTTATAAGCATCATAAAGGGACTTCGCTCTGGTGATCGTTCCGGTTGCACTCTCACATTTTTCTTCAAGGAATTGCAACACCAGATCATTGTCCTTCTCATACTGCCGCACAACTTTCTGCATCTCAGGAGACATTTTCAGGCCAAGCCGTTTGTATTTGAAATAACCTTCGATCAACCAGAAGAAAATGCCTTGCATGGCTTCCTGAGTTTGAAATTCATTTTTTAGATTTTTGTCCTGCTCAGTTTCATTGAAATGCCGGTTGAACTCAATCACTCGCACACGATCAGAAGCAAACAGGCTCTTGTCATTGACAGAGGGAAGATCATTGCAGGAGAGCCAGAGGGTGAATTGCGGCATAAAAGTTGTAGCTGCTTCATAAAGGTTCCGAGCCTTTATTTCTTCACCACCGGTGAGCTGCTTGATTGTTTCTTCATCCAGCTTGCCATACTGATTGCTCTCAGCCATGGTCACGAACCGTTTGCCTTTGAGAGAAGCAAGCATGGGGTTTGCGGCTTCGGCATTCTTTGAACGGTCAGCCTTGCAGATGATTGACACCGGAGATACAGAAGCATAGTCACCGAGAAGATGATGAATGGCACTGAGCATGGTGGATTTTCCGTTTCTGGTTGTCTTACCATGAAGGATGAACATACACTCTTCGTTGGCGATACCGAGCATGGAATAACCAAGAGCTTTTTGCAGATATTCGGCTTTATCTACATTGTTGCAAGTAACTTCCGCAACGAACTTTTCCCACCGAGCGCACCGAACATCTTTCAAAGTGTACTCAAAATTCGTTTGCATGGTAAGAAAGTCATGCCAGTCATGCTCACGGAAAGTCATGTGTTCCAGATCATAAGTACCATTCAGGCAGTTAATCAAATAAGGGTTTGCATCAAACTGTCCTGAAATAATGGGATTGACGCTGGCAGCATCTTTCATAAGTCGATCACGGAAACGCCGATCTCCCATTTTGCTGACAAATTTCAAATAGTCTCTGCGCCGGTCTTCGTTTGTAATCTCTCCGCAATAGAGAGCCATCAGGCGGCAAAACTCTTTGATTTTTTCAGCAACCAGAAGAGAGCCGATGTCTTTACGCCATGCGCCAGTCGAGTAGGTGTACCAGCATTTGGCTTCCGGACAATAGCGAGTATCGTTTTTATAACACTCCGAAAACAACTCAGCCATGCCGCTTTCGTCCCAAGAATAACCGGTGCTACTGACTTGATGACTTTTCTCAGGTTGAATTTCCTTAATGTAGAACATCTTCTGAGAAAGCTGCTCGTCCATGATGTATCTGCCGTTGGAGAGCTGAAACAACATCTGTTCATCAGTCTCAGTGATAATTTCATTTGGCATACGTCTTCACCTCCATTTCAAGCCTTTTCTAAATCTCCCCCCCCATTACCGGAAAAGAAGAACGCATTTCTCAGAGCGTTATCCACATGAGACATGATCTCTTTCGGAAGGGTGGTGATGTATTTCCATTCAGGGGTTATATCAACGACTCGCACCTGTTCGCACTCGATCATGCTGCAACGCAGAGAATCCCAAGTGACAACAACATGAGTCGGAAGCTCCAACCGTTTTAGCTTCGTGGTGAGAGGGCAAACAATCGTGGTTGGAGAATGATTGTTTCCAATATCATTTTGAACAATGACCCAAGGACGAATACCGCCTTGAACATGACCGGTCTGAGGAATAGGCGCATCGAACAGCACCACATCTCCACGCTGATAGGGTTTCATAACTTACCTCCAATATTTGAAACGGTCAAAGGTATCATTCTTTTGTTCTTTGACCCTTTTAATTTCTTCCTTCCGCTTTTCCCATGCTTCCCGCTCTTTCCTGTACCGCTCACAGGTAGAGTGGCAAGACACGGTGCGGTCTGGACAGTTAAGACAACATCTGATACTACCTTCCATGCTCTACCTCCGATACCGAGTGACGCTGTTGACTATCAGTTCCACTTCGGAGCGGTCAAGCGGAGGTGTACACGCCTGTTGGTTTGCGTATAGCAGCTCTTTGTAAATCTCGGCCTTACCGTAACCCTGATTGTGCATCTGTCCTGCAAGAGAAGTCAGGCTCAGATTGCGAGAGCCGGAAAGAATCGGGGGATATTCCGGCTTTAACATGATCTTTCCATTTTCAGGTTTACGATAGACCGGAGAGTAAATCCGCTGAGTGGTAGAAGTTCCAGTGTTTTCTTTCGGACTCTCAGAAAAATAGGTTCTCACAATGTAGTCAATTGCTTCCTGATTCTCAACGATCTCAGGATATATCAGCACATCACCGGTCATGATAAAATATCTGCCGCTCTGGTAAATCTCTACACCGGCTCTATTGTTCTTGCCCTTGAATGGCAGAGTACCTTTTACAAGGACATGAATCCCTCTGCCGCTTCTGCTTTTTTCAGTGTACGACTTACAGGTTTTAACAATATCAACCGCTGTTGGAGAAAGAAAACCGTCATCGTCAAAACCAGCATCAAGGTCAATCCCAACAATGCCGTTGTCACTGAAAACAAATCCGAGGTAATCATAAGTACCGTTCTCAACTGCGGCCTTGGCAATGTCAAACCGGCTCCAAGTGTCAGAGTCAGAGGAAGCAGCCGCTTTCTTTTCATAAGCTTTCATTGGGATTTTTGAGTTTTTCCATGCACATACCCACTGTGAAAGTTCTGTTAATTCAGAAGGAATGTTCTCATATTTCATAGGCACCCTCAGCTTTCGTAGGGACTTGGCAAACTCCAATCCCAAACTGTACCGTTTTCATAAGCATTGTAGAAATAATTGCGGCTCCCATCACCGGTAAACCAGAGATAATCAGACGGTAAGATTCTACCAACATTCGTTTCACCGTCTTTTTCGGCATACCATCTGGAAACAACATCTTCACAAAGAGCTTTCAGATCATTGTCTACCGGATTGCTTTTCACATAACCGGCAAATTGGTAAGGAGCGGTTGTTATATCAATGATTGTTCCGTTTTCCTGATCGACTCTGTTTAAAACACACCAAACGCAAGCGGCCTGTTCTGTTTTAGATTTAATCCCTCTTGCTTCTCCCCACAACATCTTTGCGAGGACTACCAGCTCTTCGTCTGTCCATGATTTAACCTCAGCCGTAGGTTCAAGCGGGAGCTGCGTAACCGGCTCTGTTATCACGGACTGTTCCTCGATTTCCGTAGTTACAGGCTCAGTAGACTCGGCAGCAGGAATGGACGGCGTGGTGCAACTGGTAGTTCCCACAAAGAAAATAGTGACAAAGAGTAATATCAGTCTTTTTCGCAAGACTCTTTGGCCTTACCGGATTTTGTCGAGGACGTTCCGGCGAAAAAATATTGATTGTCTACGCAAATGGGATAACCCTCAAATCGGTTACTGGCTCTCTTGCTGCCAGTCTTGTAAATGCGCTCGGCTTCTTCAAGCGGCATTTCACCTGAAACATGATCGGCACCGGCAACCATGATGTAAGGGACTTTTCCGTTATTTTCAGTGAATTTCATCTGTGATACCTCTTTCTCTATTCCATGCTTCAATGTCAACCCCGATCTCTTTAAGCTTCTGCTTACAGAGCCAAGCATCGTCATCCGGCATTTCATAGTGTTTTATCAACTGCTCGTGTGCTTTGGCAAAGTTTTCATAGAATCTTTTCAGCCGCTTTTCACCAAACCCCTCGCTTACATGAAGGGCATACAGGACAGAAGCATCAATGTCATTGGCATATTTTCGGTCAGATTCAATGATCTGGCGGTTAATCTCGATTTCCATTGCTTTCTTCTCGGCAGCGGTAAAGACTGCACCGAAAACCTTGCCGCCCGACTTTTTAACTTGCATGACTACACCTCAATGTCTTCAAAGAACACAGGGTATTTCTCTTTCAGCATTTTTGCCAGCATGATTGCAACCTCACGCATCTGAGGGTGTGCGGCAGCGGAAGTGCGAAGTTTCAAAAAATGCCGCCACTCTCTGAGGTCAGCCGTCATGACCACTTCGGTTTTCAAACTGTTCGGTAATACAGCACGAGCTTCCTGAGCTGTGCAACCGATGGTAAGAAGGTCAAAATAGGCCAGCTCTGAGGACAAACAAGCCTTTTTCCAAACCTGATATGTCTGGTCAGGCTCGCCCATGTAACAGGGTTTGATAACCGTGATTTCGCCGCCGAAATCTCCTTTGCTGTAATTACAGTAGCGGGTAGACTCTTGGCAGTATGCGGCAAGCCGGTGACGAACGATCTCATGACTTACGCCACGATCACAGGTGAACCGAACTGAGAGAGAGCCATGCTCTAAGACAGCTTCATGACCACGCTTGATAATGTTCTGGATGAATTTCTCTGCGCTGCTCTCGGTGATATTTCCCTCAGATTTGTAGCAAGTGCGCCCTGCCAGCTCTACCAGATTGAGAAGGAGCGCATATTCAGGTGGGTTAAGTAGTTCCACCGAAGGAAGGATTATTTTCATAACTCAGTCTCCTTTATTGTTCCGTTGTCATAATAAGCGGTACAGGTATCGCAACACCCTACGTCCAGCACAGGGTCAATATGGATATATCCTCCGCAAATAGGGCAAATCATGACATCTTCATTCATGGCCTATACCCCCGCAACGTGACTCGCCAGCATATCCGCTTGGTGCGTCCATAGAACATTCGGATAGATGTTGACGGCTCTCGTGTAATCACGCCATTCTTCCTTCTCAACAAAGGCTCCCATGTGATAGCGAATGCACAGAATCTCTTCTTCGGTCAGGGTGAAAAACTGAGACAGCAACATGACCGATTTATCTCCGTGTCCTTTCAACAGGGTATCAGGGTTGTATTCCCATGCGTCAGGATTGACCATCTCTACACCGTTTGCCAAAATTCCGCTCATGGAATTGCGGTACTGGTCGATCTTGCATAGATCATGGAACATACCCACGATGAAGGGAGAACGCCCTTTCTGCCAGATCAGGCCGTTTCTTTCGGTCATCTCCACCAGACTTCTCGCAACGGCAAGAGAATGGTCAAACAATCCACCTTCGTAATTTCCGTGAAATTTGGTGGAAGCGGGAGCGGTAAAGAATCCATTGGCAGTCAGCCAATCCATCATATCTACTGTGATAAGGGGGACTCCGTTGCGTTTCGTGAAATCCACCATAATGTCAAATCTCTCTTGTGCCTGTTCAATCATGAATAGAACCTCCTTCATATTCAGAGCGGTGAACGCTTCTCTCGGAGTCGAATCCATCAGGATAACGCTTTCTCAGCTTATCCACATTGTGCTGTGCTACATCATCGAGGGTTACAGCAAGGCCGGTAGCTGTCTGAGCGATATACCAAAGGACATCTCCAAGCTCGTCAATCATCTTGTCACGGTCAAAAGCGTGACCCTGAAACTCATGCTTTTTCAGAATGTCAATACACTCACCGGCTTCACCGTTCAGGCCGTAGCAACCGTTCCTGACTTTTTGAAAGGGAGTTAGATCACCGGAAGTACGCTCAGCAGCTTTCTGATATTCGTTCATGTTCATCTGCTGCTACCTCCATTTCAAGAACGGTCATGATTGCGTAATTGGCAAGGTCGATTAACGTATCACGGATAGACTCGTCATTGACCTTTTGACTCTCTCCACGAGATAGGGTCTTGAACCGACTGAATTTATCTCCTAAGCGAATACGAGCCATTGCCATACCTTCTTCAATGAAGGTTTGATGAAAGCTGTCACCGTAGTCATGGTTTTTGCGCTCATAAAGAGAGTTGAGTTCTTCGCACAGCTCTTTGTGCTTTTGCACTTTATTGATAGGCATTGCTCTAAACCTTCCTTTTCAGATTATTTTCACTAATACCATTGGCGAGGGAGGGCGTATAGAACACCCTCCCTCGCATGAGATTTATCCGAGAAGGGAGTTTAGATCAAAGCTCGGCTTTCCTTTTCCTTCTGTCGGCTTCTGAGAAGTCGCAGGAGCGGTTTTCTTGGGTTCGGTATTAGTAGGTGCGGGTTCATCGTCCCAACCGTCAGCAGGGCGTTTATCAGCCAACCGAGCGAACGTGATGGTCTTGTCAGGGTGATTCTTGTTCGGCTGAACATCGTGTTCAATGTCACACTCAATGAAGCAACCGATCAGGTCTTCATGGTCAATCTCTGACAGAGAGAAATCATTGAGAGCGGTCTTAGCAAAATAGCTGAAAGCGTTCAGCGCACCTTCGTTGGGAGAGCCGTCATTCTTCATCAGAGAGAACCGCTCAACGTGTTTGGAACCTCCCTGAGTCTGCATGGTAATTTCCATCTTGCCAAAGGCTTCCTTGTAGTTTGCATCAATGATCTTGAACACATGGGTTCCTTCGGGAATGAGAGAAAACCCATCAGTGAGTCCGATTTTAGCCATTGCTTCTTCCTCCTTAAATTCTGTAATCGACAGGAAAGATCATACCAACCAGTTCCTCGTCATCATCCGGCATATCAGGGTATCTCTTGACCAGAAGAGCTTTTGCCGTATAAGTCTCACTGGCGGTGTCATGATCGTAAAGAATCTCGCAGAAATCGGACTTCTCAATCAGTGACCAGTCATCGTTGCTGATTGCGATTGCAATGTCAGCGGCTTCGTTGGAAAAGATACGAACACAGTCCTTGATACAACCGTCTGCAAACGGCATGACCGCCTTATGAAGCTGACAGGGTTCCGTGTGACTGATCTGAGAAAGCATGGAGTCAATCTTCTCAGGCATATCCTGAATACCGGCAGCGGTAACGCTACGAATGGTGGCGGGAATGAGCATGAACACGGTAGAAGAAGCCAGCCAGCGTTCCTTAAAAATTCCACGCTCATAGATCACGCCGCTCGAAGCCAGAGATTTTACAAACTTTTCAAATTTCATTAAAATTTCCTCCTTATTTCTTTTTACCGCACCATGCGGCGTAAATGATGCAAGCCAATAACTCGACTATAATAGTGAAGATCACACCGGCAAGAAATGGATTGATATACATACTCATTCCTCCGTGATGACTTTCGGTGTAATGCGGTAGCTTTCTTCGACCGTGCTGTATTTCTCCAACACACCGTCCGCTTTCATAGCGTCCTTGTCGATCTTGGAAGTGGAAGATTTGCTGATCTCCCAATCGTAAGTAGCACCACGGATAGAAACCTTTTTATCGCCGTCACGGAACTGAGCGATTGCCGATTTCTTAATCATATCGACCAAAGTTTTGTACCGCTTCTCGTCTTCGGCAACGGTAGCCTGAACCTCGTCAATATGAGATTTCAGTTTCTCAGCTTCTTTCACCAGATCAGCGACATCGGTTTGCGGGGACAAATTGTTGGTGCGAAGAGCTTTCAGAATGTCAGCGTCCTTCTTTTCGTCAAAGGCGGGAGAAATACCGCTGACCACATAATCTTTCCACCATTTCAATGCCGGTTTTACATACTTCTTCTCGAAAGTGGGATAACGCTCAGACACTTTGAAAGGCTTGGTCATTGTGTTCTTGGCACTCGGAACAAACTTGGAAGGGTCATCGTAGTCCTTTTCTTCGAGGAAGGACGCAACCATAATTACATCATCCACGCCGAGAAGGTACGCATAGAGAGCGGCTTGCAGGGCGTAGTATTCTGGAATATCTGTCTGCCAGTCCTCAGCTCTCTTGGTGGTCTTCATTTCGAGAACCGTAACCGGTTTGCCGTCCTTATCGCAAAGCAGATAGTCCCACATACCGCCAAGGATTTTCGTGTCAGGGAAGAAATCACCCCATGTCTTCTTGAAGTAATCGGCACCCCACAAATCGGTAGGGGTTACGATGTTCGTCATGAAGTATGACTTCTTCATATACGCCGCCTGTTTCGGCTCAATGGTCTTACCGGCAATGGTATAGATCGTGTCCTCAAAAGGTTTCTGGTAGGTGCGAGTTACCTCACACCAAATCTCGAAGGGAGTAGACCAAGGATTCAGGCCAAGGACAGTAGCAAACCGAGTTGCAGTCAGCTTCTTAGGCTTTTTCGGAGGAACGATCTGGATTTTATTATCAGAAAGCCAGTCCATCTCTTAACCCTCCTGCGCCGGTGCGCTATAGGCGGCAACCATCTCGGCTACACCGTTGATAAGCTGCTCACAAACCTCTTTACTCATGTTTGTGAAACCTTCCGTCTTAACGGCAATGCTCTGAACAAAAGATTCTTGGTCAGAATCCAGCTCCATGAGATTTTTCAAAGCGGTCTTCAACGCCTTGATTTGCAACTCGTCAGCCTTGATAGAAGGGTTAGTCAGTTCTTTCTTGATTTCCTGACGCTTCTCAGCGGAGACAGGTTTCTTCTGCTTAGGCGGCTCAGGCTGCGCCGGTGAGTCATCGTTCAGGCCAATGTTCGGGTCAATACCATCGGCTTCGATGATGTCAAGAACGAGCTGCCAGAGATAACGGCGCATATAGGTGATCGAGCTGCCGAGAGCTTGCATTTCGTTCGTAACGACTTTGCCGGTGTTCGAGATGATTGGTGCAATCTGAGAGAAAGGAGCTTCAAACACAACAGGGTCTTCGTCACGGTCATCACAATTGAAGACACGCATGACAGCGTAATCTTTGCCGAACGTGGGAACACCGAGCAAACCGACCTTAAAGAAGATGTTTTCTGCAATCGGAACAATGTCCTCCAACTCGAAGTACATGAACTCCAAGTGCATATTCTTACCGGACTTTTTCACGCCGGATTTCAGAAACTCGATACGAGCCATCTGTAATTTCTGGAAAACATTCAGGTTGCTGAAATCAACACCGGTGTCTTCCGTTTTCTTAGTAGCGGTAGCCATATTTATACCTCCAATAAATTTAATAATTTTTTCTTGATGATGTTGACTCTTCTGGTGTTCCGCTTGGGAGCTTTAATGCCGAGAAAATCTCGAACGTACCGTTGCGCCAAACGGATATACCAGTCACGGTCAATTACATCAATGCTCAGGTGATTGTCGTTATCAACCACGCATTTTGTAGGAAGTCCGGCAATCTTTACCGGATTGCCGGTGCCAAGATGAATTTTGTAGAGAGTGCCGTAGTGGTAGTCTCCGGTAGCATAAACACGGTTGACCTTTTGAACAACGGTCATTTCTTCGTTGACTTCGTGTAGTGCATCTCCGTATTTGCTGCCAGCTTTGGCGATCAATTGGAAATCCAGCATTCTGTCACACTCTTCGATGGTCTGTTCTACAGGAACACCGAAAGCCAGATAATCCTTGACCGCTCGTGCCACTACCACGGCATTGTTGTTGATATTGAACGCACCGCCGTTTTGATTCTCCCAAGGAGGGAAACCCATTACTTCAAAATCGACATTACTGTTGGTTACTGCTCCCCGAACAAGAACAACGCCTTTGATCTTCGGTTTTCCATCGAAGGGCAATTCCACATAATTGTTTACATCTTTCTGGCAGATCATCTTGATAAGGTCTTCTTCCAGTTCAAATCCGGTTCGGTCTTGCCACTCCTGAGTGATCTCCTGCCACTTTGGTTCGTCAGAGTCATCCAAACTGACCATGATACCATCGGTGTTAAGCTGGATGATTTTCAAGGTGGGGCATTCTCTGACAAGATGTTCTGCCATTTCGAGAAGCTGTAATTGGCCTGAGATACACACTGAGCGACCCATGAGAGGGTCAAACAGGTCGTTGTACTGGTTTAGCATTGCGCCGTAGGTGGTGTTCAGAACCAGTTTCAAAGCGTTAGCTGTTTCTTTATCGCCGGACTTCTTCGCCTTGACTCTCCGTTCAATGGTTGCTTCGTACACTTCGGGAGAGGGAATGTTCCGACTACAGTAGCCATTTAAGGTCATCTGGTGCGGATAATAGCTTGCAACGTCCTTGTTGCGGATTGATCGAGTCTCTGTGGCTTCCTCTCGGTAACAGGGAATTGCACCGTGAATACCACCGTAAGCGATCGTACAGGGACAACCGCCAACTGTAATATTCAGTTTCTCAGAGAAAACCTCTTTATTGGGAATTGAAGAGTCATGCACTCGATCAAAGAAGTCAAACACTTCTTGCGGGATATACTCACGGAGCAATTTCGGAGGGTATTGATATTCACGCTCGTCCTGCCATTCGACTTCCCGCTTTGCATCGAGATAGGCTGCGGTCAGTTTGGCGTTGGTCATGTAGAGAGCCTTGGAAGAGTAAATATCTTTCTCCTTGCCCAATGTGAGTTTGTTGCTTAAATAGCCTTGTCGTAGATCGTCCAGCTTGTCAGTAGCGTCAACATCGTGTTTGCAGTAGAAAACAACTTCTTCCAGCTCTGCATCATTCAAAGCGTGGTCAACATCAAAGCTGATTGTTGTTTCACGAATGTCCATGCCAAGGTGAGCTTCGATTGCTTTCAGGGACAAACCCATTTGGCAATCGTCCATAAGGTCGTACTGATCGAAATAGACCTTACATTCTCTCAGTTCTCCATGCTCCCATCCTTCATGCCCTTCCACGATAATGTAATCGTTGACGGCCTTTATTTGCTCAGGAGTGAAATCACAAAGAACCGCTTTCAAAATGAACTGGTCATAATGCTTGTTATTAAACCCTCCCAAAAGAGGGTCAGCGTTCATGAATTGCTTGACTGCATCGTTGTCATTGTGAATGACTGTGTACTCTTTGGTCTGCTTGTCCTTGAAGACGAAAAGCCAATCGTGAGCAAAAACTTCGCAGTCAAAGATGTAGAGGTTATTCAGAGTGGCACCTCCTATTCGATGAATCGGCAACCAGCCTTACGATAGGTGGTACACCGCTTTTTGTAGCTGCGAACGAGATATTGAACTCTTTCGTCCACATAGTCATAGGCAATCGGGTCAGCCTTGCCATCAGCAACACGAGCAATGCGCCCGATACTCTGAGTGACAACGGCATAATCCTTTTGCGGGGTGGTCAGATACAGACGGTCAAGGCAGGGAATGTCAAGACCTTCTTTTGCCAGAGAGTAGGTTGCGAATAGGTACCGTTTTTTTCCTGTCCGCATATCCTCAATGGCCTGTTCACGCAAAACCTTCGCTTTCTTGGAAGTCATCTTTCCGTCAATCATTGCCGCTTGCAATCTCAGGTCATAGGGTAAATGCTTCATGAGATATTCCAAGTGACTCAGGCGATCAGACAAGATCAGGTTGGAATGTTCTTTATTGAGAATCAAATCCTTTATAATCAGGCTGCTTCGACTGACATCTTCGGTCAGGTAATTTATCAGTTTTGCGTAGACAATCGTTCCGTCTGTGTCTAAGAAATCTCGGCTTAACCCAACATGGGTAGGAACCGGCATAATGCTTACGGTCATGATCTTCTCGGCAACCGCTTCGTCTGGCACCTCATAGGCGATCTCTCCCAACATTGCGTAGGTGGCGGCAATCATACCGTCTGCCCGATGCACCGTTGCAGATAAACCGTATTTGTGCCGAGCTGCGAGAGAATTTAGCACTTTTGAGAATTGCGTAACTGAGGTTGGTGTACCGGCTACACGGTGACATTCATCAACGATGATGCAATCCCAAACATTACGGTACAGATCGAGATTCAGGTTACACATCGTTTGTACAGTGGCAAAGGTGATTGCCTTTCCGATCTTCACTCGTCCCTCAGTAACCGTTCCGGTCAGTGAAGGACTCATATACTGCTCTGCACGGCTTTTGCTCTGTAATAGCAAGTCTCGTGTGTGAGTCAGCCAAAGAGTCTTTCTACCAATCTCACAGGCCAGAGCGATACCGATTTGAGTCTTTCCGCTGCCAGCCGGACTCTGTAGAATACCGTAATACTTTGCCAGCATTTCGGCCTTTGCAATGTCCTGATAGTCATACAGCGGAACGGTACAGCCGAAATCAACCTCTGTAGGGTCTGGTAAATCAGAGATCACTTCGGGGTCATTCCCCAAGCTAAGGACGGTGTTCAGACAACCATAAGGGAGAACGAGAATGTCACCGTCCCATTGCATCAGGAAGATTTTTTGAGGGGTGTTTCCAAGCCATAGGTGCATACGAGCCTTTTTGGTATAATCGGGGTTAGTGAGAATCAGGTTGTCGTGGCACCATTTCAGCAATTCGTCAGACGGTTCCTCAATTCGCAATTGACTTCCGACTGTCACTCGCATTGGCGCACCCACTCTCCGAGAGGTATGCCGACAGCCTTGATCTCTGATTCAGACAGAACCGTTTTCAAATAACTCAGGTCTTCCAGTTTTGAGAAGCTTACAAAGAAAACTGCTCCGTTGTTCATTTTCAGAGCAAACCAACCCTCTCCGTTTCCAGTCTCACGCCAAAGGGTCAACGCCGAAGCCTGATTTTCCTCAACACGTTCCATTTTGAAAATGTTCTTCTCACACACCTTGCAGTCAATCGGATGGACTTTACCGTTACGAGCGGCAATCACATCAAAGGGTTGGCCTTGACTGTTTTGTGCGAGATTGTGCGCCCAAAAGCCATAACCGGATAGGCTAACACATAGCTGCTTTTCAAAACCAGTACCGATCTTGCGATTATCGTTTGTCATCGAAATCACTCTCCAATTCTGCAATTTTGTTATTCAGAGAGCGAACGGCACCTTTCAGATCAGATACAAACTGCTCACGCTCATTTTCTTTTTTGGCCTGTTCTTCACCCATCTCACGGAAATATCGAACCGCATCAAACCCCATGTACTTGTCAATCAGATACTCGAAGTCCTGAACAGTAAACAGGGTTTCGTTTTTGCCGTCTTTCAGGGTAATAACACAAGGGTATTGCATAGGTTCCTCCTTCCTTGCCGCTCCTTACGGAGCGGGATTTTTTGAGATTTTGGATTAAACGCAGAAGCCGAAGGAGACACCACCCGAGTAGCTGGCGTTGCGAATGCTAGCGGCGCCGCTGCTGTGGACACCACAGAAGTAGGTAGCGTAGCTGCCGCTCGGAGAACGCTCCCACCGCCAATCAGACTCACCGTTCTGCTTGCACTTTCCGTAGTCAACATTCTCCTGCTTGTAGTAGTCATACCAATGACCTTCACCACCGATGGAATAAATCTTTCTACCGAAGATTTCCTGCTCGGACAGAAGAAACAGCTTGTCCACGGTGTTTCCCGTCTTGGGAGATTTACCGCCAGTACCGGTCAGCTTCGCACAAGGTTTAATGACGGCTTTCAGGTCATCCGGCAGCATATTGTTGAAGAAGTGATCGTTCAGAGAAGAACGGAGTTTAGACGCAGACCAGCCGCCTTTATTCGTATATTCATCATTCATCTGAGCATCTTCGTTCAGCGTCTCTACCGACTCAAAGGTGATGGGGATAATCTGTCCGTTGTCGTTCTGATCGTGATTGAAACCGATGATACGAACATTGATGGAAGAGCCATCTGCCAGCGTGATTTCCTTGGTGTCACCGAGAGCAAACACACGGTCAGCCATACCGGACTGAGCATACATATTGATCTCGTTCCAAGAACAATCAGCCAGTTTCAGCTTCGGATAACTGTCGAGGGGAGCGTTGACCATCATGGGGCAACCACAGGGAACCATGGGCTGCTTCGGCAGAGCCGAAATGATCTTCTGCTGAAAAGCGATAATGCTTTCCATTTTTTCAAATTCAGCACAAAGCTGAGAAATAGTAGTGTTCATGTGAAAATCTCCTTTTCAATTTTCAAAATATCTGATATACTCAGATTGAGCTTTTACGCTTGCCGCCTTTCGGTCTGCTACACCGAGGGCGGTTTTCTTTTTCTGTGCTGTAGTCAAAGCCACCGGCAAGCCAAGTGAACAACCCAAAACCTACAAGTCCAAAAATCATTCGGACGGTTCCTATTCCGAGAGCCAGTGTGTTTTGCTCGATTGCACCAACAGTACCAAGCAAGAAAAAGAAAGATAAAAATGCTAATGTACCAAACACTTTTTTCACGCTGTCACCTTCTGCCATGTGTATTTCTTGCCGTAGCGTTTTTCGTACCAGTCCTCAAACTCTTTTCTGTGCTGCTCGTCCTTAAAATAGGTACGAACCTTCTGAGCGAGTAACAGACTTAATGCCCTTGCCTGAGTCTGTTTTTCCGGTACGATAACGCTCATGAACTTTCATATCCGCTTTCCTTGCTGACCTTCTCGTACCAGTCGAGGATATTGCAAGACTCACTTACAATTTCATCAACCTTTGCACCATTACGAGTACCGGCAAGAATAGCACTCATGGTGGAGCGGTCAGTATCTACACCTCTTTTGCGAAGCATTCCGATTAACCAAGTAGAGGTTAGGTTGTTGACCCTCAGCCGAAAGCGGATATTTTCACGTTCATTCACCGTTTTTCCTCCCTTCTTCCATTATTTATGAACAATTTTTGTTGACAGCTAAGTGTTCTAATGCTATACTTTGGGTGTCAAGCAAAAATAAGCATTGGAGACTCAAACCATCGAAAGTTCCAGCTTTCGGGGGTCGGCTTTTTGTTGTCAAAATTTCTTGTTCACAATGAGAGTATATCTCGATTTCTCGTGATTGTCAATATCAAAATCACAATTTGTCGAGATTTATTTTCTAAGGGAGTATTTATGACTTTTTACGAACGATATGACACTCTTTGTCAGGAAAAAGGATTTTCAGGCCAGTCAAAGCAAGCCTTTGATTTAATTGGCTTGGGTAAAGGTACAGTGGGCGGTTGGAAGAAAAACGGCAATATTCCTGCTGCTGAATATCTCATTGTCGTATCTCAATTTTTCGAGGTCAGTATTGATTACCTCGTTGGCTTAACAGATGTTCGTGAAAGAGGAATTGAACTGTCCAAGGAAGAACGTGATTTATTAAACCGGTTCAGAAACCTCGATGACGATGGTAAATATGTTGTCATGGGTAATGTTATCGAGGAAGAAAGAAGCATCGAAAAAAAGAAAAAACATTCTCCTGAACAGTCTGTTGGATAATAAGATAATCGACCTTGAAGAATGGAGACGTATTTATGGCTTATGAAGACATTCAGACTTGTTGCCTTTATCTGAGATATAGTGATCGTTCTCAGTCGGAACAATCAATTGAAGGGCAATTTCATGTATGTCAGGAATTTTGCAAACGGAATAACATTCGTATTGTGCAACAGTATGTTGATCGTGCCACTTCCGCTCGTAGCACCGAGAAACGTGAAAAATTCATGGAAATGATACAGGCCAGTGATAAACACCCATGGGACGCTGTAATTGTCTATAAACTTGACCGCTTTTCAAGAAATCGTTACGACTCTGCCAAGTACAAACATAGGTTAAAACGTAATGATGTAAAACTGATCTCTGCTACTGAGAATCTGAGTGACAATCCTGAAAGCATCATTCTTGAATCGGTGCTTGAAGGTATGGCTGAGTTTTATTCCGCAGAGCTTTCACAAAAAATCACTCGTGGCCTGAGAGAGTCAGCGTCAAAATGTCATAGTATTGGCGGTCATGTTCCTCTTGGGTATAAGATAGTAGATCATAAATTGGAGGTAGACCCTGCCACGGCACACATCGTTCAAGAAGCTTTTCAGCTCTATGCCAACGGAGAAACGGTTGCCGACATTTGTAGAAAATTTAACGCCCAAGGCTATAGAACAGCCAAGGGCGCAGAATTTAACCGAAACAGTTTTAAGTCCATGTTCAAAAACGAAAGATATATCGGAGTGTATACCTACCGTGATATGAGAATTGAGGATGGTGTTCCAGCTATCGTTGATAAAGAGTTATTCGAGGAAGTATCTCACAGGCTCTCAGTTAACGGTCAGGCACCAGCAAGAGGTAAAGCTAAGGTAGATTACCTTTTAGCCGGAAAGCTGTTCTGTGGTCACTGTGGAGCTTCCATGAACGGAGAAAGCGGTACCGGCAAGTATGGGGGTATATATAATTACTATACTTGCTACAGCCGAAAGCGAACCCGCAACTGTGATAAAAAACCTTTGAAGAAGGAATATATTGAAACCATCGTGGCACAAGACGCTATGGCTCTCTTGACAGATGACATTATCGAAGAAATGGCTGATATGGCAATTTCTCAATCGGACAAGGATTTGAAAGAGAACACTCGAATACCAGAACTTACCGAACAGAAGAAATCAATTGAAAAATCTATCGCCAATATTACAAAGGCTATTGAAAAAGGCGTTGCTTCCGATACTCTCATGCAGCGGCTAATGGAACTGGAAGACGAAAAGAAAGACGTTGAATTTCAATTGGTGGATGAAGAAAAATATATCTTCCGTATTGACAGAGATCAGGTAGTCTTCTGGTTGAGTCAGTTCAAACAGGGTGACATACAAGATGAAAAATTCAAGAGTCATATCATTGACTTGATGATAAACTCAGTCACCGTTTGGGACGAGCCTGACGGCTTCCGAATTACCACGGCCTACAACCTAACTTCCTGTAAAACCAAGACTTTCAGGGTTAACAAGGACTCTGAGATTTCTTTTAACGGGGAGTTCGGATTTGAGGAGTCAAAGTCCACCACGAAAGCCGCAAAATCATAAGATTTTGCGGCTTTTTTATAACTTTTCGGAGAATTTTGAGGGCCTGCGAACCTGCCGTTTCCACGCTTTTTCGCAAAATTGGCCTCGCCTGGTTCGCATCCTATTTTCCCATGTGAAAAAGAGGGCAAGAATTGAATCAAAAGCCATCCCTAAAATGCCACAGGCAAAACAGCCCCAAAACCTTAGAAGTTGCGAACCATACCCTGCGCTCGGTTCGCATCTAAATTCCCAAAAGTATTGCAATATCAAGAAAAATCGAACTTCTCCCCAGAAGTACAATAGGGTGCTCAGGGCCAACATTCTGCAAAGAATGTTGGCCTTTTTATTTTATCAAAATACAATTTAAGGAGTGAACCGAATGAAACAGAATAATTCGAAAAATAGGACTGATTTTTTTGCGGAGATCGGCATCGTGCTGCAGCGAGACGGCTATGATACTTCCGTCCCTGACAATGGACTGCTGCCCGTATTGGTAGACAGGCTTCCCCTCTGCCGGATCAGCGAAACCGGCAGCGTCAGATACCGGGACGCGGATATTGGAAGCGTGGAGCGCGAAGATGCTTTGCACGAAATAACCCAGACTGCGGAAACTGTGTCGGAGTATATGAAGCTCATGGATGCGGCTCCGCTTCTCAAGGCGCAGGGGCTGGACGAGACGTACAAGCTGCTGGCCGATTTCAACGGTGTTGTCCTTGCCGGTCATCCCAGCCGTCTTGGCGTTCAGTTCGTGACATGGGATTGGGACTATGAGCGGACCGGCGTATCCCAGGGACATTATATGTCGAACCATTACGAAGCGGCGAAGAAGGACTTCGCCGTGCGCAGCGGCCTTGTTCGGGAGCAACAGCTCTTCTCACCGGAGCACCTCACGGAAATATATCGATGCGTTCAAGATACGCTGGATCATCCTTATAATCTCACCTATGACCGGGAAAAATGCCTTGGCAAAATACAGGAGCAAATCACAAATCTCGTGCCTGACTTGCAGCAGCGGATTGCACAAGCACAGCCGCTGGAGAAATCTGCATTCACAGAGCCAACTATGTAAAATAAATTAGCATAAAAAGCGCCGAAGTTTTCATCATGAAGACTCCGGCGCTTTTTTGCATTCAGGAAGGAAATCACAGTGGAGCATGTAAATAACCGACGCAGGCGTCAGCCCCTGTCTGCACCGAAAAATCCGCCCGTGCGGGAGGAACGTCCCGTTTGTTCTTTGTTCGAGCGATGTAAAAGCTGTCCCTATCCCCGGCATGGCTTTATCTGCTGGAATCGTGATGAGAGCTGCCTTCGCACAGATATGCAAAAAATCGATTCCATCACCCGTCTAAACAGCAGTGATCGTCTCTACTATATCGGTGGCGAAAATGGACTCTGAAATGAGAATATAAGGAGGACGCGATATGCAATTTCAAGCAGTACTGTCAAATCAGCATCACCCGGAATCCGGTGTGGTCACAGTGCCCTTCCCGATTCCGAGAGCGGAATACGACAACACCATTGCGCTGTTGGGACCGCTGGAGATCGGTGATGCGGTCAGGCGCGACTGCCGCATTGATGAAGTCAGCGGCGGTTTTCCGGTACTGAAACAACTGGAAAGGACCAATGTAAACCTCGACGAACTGGATTACCTCGCCAAGCGTTTGGACAGCTTCGACGATTATGAGAAAACAGAGTTTCAGGGTATGGCGTCCCGGCTGGATCTCCATGGCGTGGACGAGTTCATCAACCTGACCTTCTGCTGTCAGGAGGTCACCGTGGTCACGGACTTTAACAATCTGGAATCTCTTGGGCGCAGGCACTACCTGACGCTGGGCGGCGGGGCGTCCATGGAGGATATGCAGGGCAGGGACTTCCGCTCGGTAGCGCTGGCATTGCTCGACGGCGAGGTCGGGCGGGTCACCCCCTACGGCGTGGTTTATGACAACGGCTTTGAAATATCGCAGCTCTATGACGGCCACAGTTTTCCACAGTACCGCTACAAAGACATCATCACAAAGCACTATGCCCTTGGCATGAGCGGCGGCGAGATTGCCGAGACACTCGACGTCAGCAAATCGGGTGTCAACGATTTTCTACATGCATTCAAAAGTTGCGGGGACTTGAGTTACCCTCTCCCCAAAGGGATTACCAACTACGGCATTGCCGCAGCGGTCTACGGCCAGAAACCCGCCATCGTTGGGCGAGATCTCAGTTACGAGCAGCCGGACTACGAAGCGGTTGCAAAGGATATCAAAGCCGGTTTCCCGGTTATATAG